ATATCGATAACGTTATCACGTTGTTCCATATCAACTTCTTGTTTGGCAGCTTTATCCCCAGTTGCTTCTACTATAACTGATTCTGTTAATTTAGCTTTATTAGCTGGTTTAACATTACCGTTATTTAGAACTGCTGGAAGATACTTATCGAAAGCGGCTTGTAGACGTGGTGTCTGGACGCTTTCTAGTAAGTTCTGCATTACTGATGCCTTTTCTTCGTTCAATGTAGCGAGTAATTCGCTCATTGTTTTTTCACGTAGATTAGATTCTTTAATAATACGAACTTCACGTTCTTTTGATTCAATCAACTTCTTAGCGTTGCCGATTGTATTGATGGATTCGGCTAGTTTCTTGTCTTTTTCTTCTAGCTGAGTCATTAGTTTGCGAGTTTCTGCTTTCTCACTTAAGTGAGTGACACTGAATTCACTTGCAAAACTTTCAAAGATACGACGACCAAAGTTATTTTCTCTAGCAATCTTAATATCTTCTTTCAATTGACCTAATTCACCTTTGAGTTGGCTAGCGACAACCGTAGTCAATCTTTTAGCAGATTCAGCAACAAAACGTGCCTTCAATGCTTCTAATTGTTTACGACCTTCAGCAACTAACTTAACCTTTGCTTCTACTACAGCCTGTTTGTCTTGTGTGAATTCTTTAATTTCACGTGCTAAAGCATGAACAATAAATTGTTCTAACTTTTCTTGACTTTCCATTTGTAGTTTACGCTCACTACGTAGTTCTTTAATTTCTTCGGCTAGTTTAGTAACCATAAAATTATTGAATTTTGTAGCTGATTCACGCAATTTTTGTTGCGCTATCACACGGTCTTCGTTCATTGCTTGACGTTCAGTCTGAAATTCTTCAATCTCAGTCTTTAGTCCTTCACTGACCATTTTATCAAGGGCTTCTACCATCACGTATCTGTCATGTTCATAACGTTGTGCGAATTCTTCTCTTAATTCTGCACGTACTTGCTCACGAGCCTCATTCAATTTAGATTCCCATGCCTCGTTTATAGCGACACCAGTTTCTTCATTGATTAATCCACTCTCAAGTAATGGTTTGATAGCATCTAACATGCTTAATCCCCTTTGTTAATTTTGAGATCCTTGATAAGACGAACCACTTCATCTTTCAGGTATCTCTGTACCTTTTTGTCGCCTTGTGCCTCTTTTGCTATATCCAACATCTTATGACCATGACGCATATTCATCATACCTTCATAAATTGCTTTAGGATAAGCATTGGGTGCACTAGGTTGTGCGACAATATCCACAGTGACTATTTCAAAGTCACTCACTTTGCCGTCCATGTCATTCACGTTACCGCTACCACGACTTGAAACGCCGAGTTTCACACCACTCTCCAACATAGTTTTAACTAATTCACCCATTGGAGTTGGTAAAATCTTTAACTTTCCGAAACCATTAGCACCATCCATCCACATACTAGTAATCATATGTGACACACGGTCTAAATTAATCTTTAAGTCATCTGGGTGATCTACCTCACCCAATACAGAGTAACCACTTGTAATTTGCTCATTTAGAGTTTGAACAGCAGACTCAATTTCAGACACGGGGTAAACACGCTCATTTGCGTTCTTTACCCCGCCCTGAATGAAGATACCTTTCATATAAAGGTTCTTCTTGTCGCCTTCACTGACAGATTCAACAACCATACCGGCTCGGTCAAATGTCAGATGCTCCTTGAGATACAAAGCCATTGCTCTCAGATTCCTTAAATACGTCTTTTAGCAGGAGTTCTACGTGACTCTGCTACTGGGCTACGAACTTTACCTGCTTCGTCTTTAGTGACTGGCTTAGGTGCGGCTGTTAAGTCTGCATTGTTTTGAGCTGGAGCATTTTTGAATGATCCTGCACCTTTAACAGATGTTTCACCTTTTGCATATGCATTACTTGGGCCTTTTGGTCCTGTTGGAACTGATTCACTAGCACCACTGAACTTAACTGGCTTGCTATCCATTCCAGCTTGACCGCTATTAGCATCTACTGTGCTTTTATTTTGCACTCCATTGTCACCGTGAGTTACAGAAACTTTCTTTAGTGTGATAGCTTCCATCATAGGATCTTCTTCACCACCCATGTCGTCCATATCACCCATGTCGTCTCCGCCCATGTCATCCATGTCATCCATACCTTCTTCATCACCCATATCGTCACCGCCCATGATTTCTTCAAACTCAGCCATTAGCTGGTCTAATTTATCTTCTAGGTCAACAACACGGTCTTCTAAACCTTCTTCGCCACCTTCTTCACTGTCCATTTCAATGTCGACAGCTTCTTCACCGTCATCATCCATGTCAGCAATGTCAAATTCTTCATCTTCTGCTTCTGCTTCTGCCATGCCTTGTTCTTCACTACCGATTTCATCTAATAAATCTTGTACTTGACCAGAAGGCTGGTTCATCATATCATCTTCATCCATCATTGATTCATAGATTTCGCGGCTTTTTTCAACTACGATATCGTGAAACAATGCACGTGCTTGTTCTTCGTTCTCATTGATAATCAAATCAATAAGTTGTTCAAATTTTTTATTATCCATTGATGTTCTCCTAAGTAAATGGCTTTGTAGAATTATTTAGTGTGTATATGGCAAAACAGCACATTAAGTGCTGTTTTTTTACGTTTTTACCTAGAATAAGCAATTTTTATAAATTTACTAACTTATAATTGAGGTTGATCGGGTTTTGGCTGACTATATTGTGCATGAATCTTTTTAAGATAGCTAGCCTTTTCATAATTTCTAACATCATTCATCTTACGTAATTTACGAATCTGACGTAATGTTAATTTAGTTTTACGGCTTTCTCTCCACTTTGGTTTGCTGTTATCAGACTCTACATCTTGGTAACCTTCAATAGCGGGTGTAAACATTTCAAATAAGTGCATATGTTTATTTATCTTAAATCTGTCCAGGAGCACCGCCAGGCGTATTACCTGCCATACCGGCTGCGTCATTACTGACTGGACCTGCTACTTCCATACCATCCAATCCACCTTCTGGTTCAGGTGCATTCATATCTTCACCGGTCTGTGTATCAGATTCAATATCACCCACTGATACACCAATACTACGTAAATCACTACCTTGTGGGTCAATTTCAATTTCTTTATCATTTTCTTCACGCCACATTTTCTCATTCTTACTGATTTCTTCTTCGGTTAATCCCAAGAATCGTTCCATAGCAAAACGCTTACTTATGTATGGATACTGTTCAATCGCAGTAAATGAACCGATTCGTGCTGTATCTAACTCACTTTGACGATAAGCCGCAAAGTTTTGTGGTGGATTAAACTGTAATTGAAATAAACCACTATCAATATTCAGTCCTCTCCAACGTAAGAATAACTTAAATTCTTCATCTAGCTTTTGGCTAATATACTTCTGTAGTCGTTCACAATATTGATTGAAGCGAAACTCTTGGATCATTGCTGTACCAACACGTCCGTCACTCATTGGAGTAGGATTGTCATCTGGTCCAGTTGGAAGATAGCTACTTGGCACACGTAAACCACGTGCTAATCTGTTGTTAAAGTAACGCAAGTCGTCAATCTCACCCAAATTCTGTCCACCGGGCAACACTTCAACACTTGACCCTCTTCCATCAGCAGTAACTGGGAAGAAGTAATCTTCATTCATACTTAATGGATTGTATGACGCATCAACTACACTACCACCGCCATGTGTACTTGGTATACGTCTTTGATGGATCTCATTTTTAATACGCTCAACAAAAGCCATAGCCAAGTGACTTGGCATATTACCAACGTCAATCTTAAACATTCTACGTTCTGGAGCACGTTGCACACGATAGATAAGAACCGCATCTTCTAATAATTCTTTTTGCTTATATACCTTAAAGACATTCTCTAAAATACTCTGTCCAAAGGGCCAGAAGCGGTCTAGACCTTCTGTTAAACTTAGATGGACAACGTGTTTAGCATCAATGGCTGCTTCGCTTTGACCTAATGTAAAACGACTACCTGATGTATTGTATGGCATACTTGGAACCGTATATCCACCACCTGCTCCACCGCCGCCCGTACCGCCCATACCAGTTGCTGGATTAGCGGCAAAATCTGTATTAGTTTTAGTAGCTACTGATAAGTTCTGTAAGTTAATGTTAATATCTTTAATAACATATTGTTCAGGCTTTTTACCTTCACTTTCGTTCACAATAACTTTAATAACTTTAGTCATATCTACCCAATATAACTTAAAGTTTTCCGGGTCACGAACAAATATTTGGTCACCAAACTTAATAGTATTACGGAAGATTTTGAATGTTCTAGTTTCAAACTCATTGAGTTTACACCATTGTTGTAATTGAGTTTTTAATAGTTCAACTTCATGTTGAGTTGGTTCATCTTTGAAATCTAAGTCAAAAGGAGTTTTATTATGTTCATTTGTTTGTGTACTGAACTCAGATATAATGTCTAAACACGCATTAATCTCAGCGTCAACATCCATCATTTCATATTGATTGTAACGTTCAATACGATTTGGATGACCTGTGTAAACTTCTGGTAAACGGCTACGATAGTTTTTATAACCCATTTCAGCGTTGTTATACCCACCAGTGTCACTACCGTTTTGTCCTGGGCTACCATTCCATGCACCGGTATTGTTGTTAAATCCAGAGATGGGACTGGACATTCCAGATTTGTTTGAGAAGCGTTTTTTGTATGTCATAGTAGATGCTTTATCTAGTATTTAGTGTTAAACCCTAGAATGCTTTAATAATTCAGCCTGTACATCATTACTACTTGACAGTATAGATATCATCGTGCTGAATTTATCATCCATAATATTGTATAGGTCAGCTAATAATCTATTATCATTTTCTGGTTGACTAGCAACTGTAGTATTAGTCGTTGTAGGTAATGCCGAACTTAAGTTTTCTTTGGTAACATTTTCTAATAATGTTTTAACTACCTTCAATTGATTTTCTGGAACCACTGCTTCTTTGCCGTGTAACATTACTGGATATCCAGATTCTGGACCGTCGAATACTCCTCCCATTCTAGCCATTTCAAAGTGTACCGGATCATTGGGTACTGTTTGAAATAATCCCTGAGCATTCATCGCCGCCACTGCTTTTGAATCATTATAATTCTGTATATCAACCGCCATACCACGCTCATGTTTACTAGTGCCAGGACGACCTATAGGCATATCCTTAGCAGTTCTGCCCGGCCGCCCTGCGGCAACTGATTCATCCCAGAGTCTTTGTTGATCTTCTGGATCACGTTTAGCACTATTAATTGAAATTGTGCTACCAGTCATTGACTTAAATTCATTTGCCGCATTTATAATTTTAGACTTAATGCTATCATTTAACTGTTCGAAATTAGATTTACTTCCAGATCTACTTCCAAAGGTGAATAAGCTTTCGATTCCTTTAATAACTTCATTTCCGGTTGTAGTAAATGGATTATCTGAGGTTACAGTTGATGATGCTCCTCTAGTAGGGCGATTTGATTCTGTTCGTACAGTAGCTGATACCGGCGGTGATGAAGGTGTTAATGATTGTGTTGGTTGCTTTGTTGTCGGTTGTACTGGTTGAGCAGTTGGTTGCTTTGTTGTCGGTTGTACTGGTTGAGCAGTTGGTTGCTTTGTTGTCGGTTGTACTGGTTGTGCAATTGGTTGCTTTGTTGTCGGTTGTACTGGTTGTGCAGTTGGTTGTGCAGTTGTCGGTTGTACTGGTTGTGCAGTTGGTTGTGCAGTTGTCGGTTGTACTGGTTGTGCAGTTGGTTGTGCAGTTGGCGCAGGAGCCATACTTCTAGTGGCTGGGGCAGTAGTTGACTTAGGTGGTGCAGGTTGTGCAGTTGGTTGTGCAGTTGGAGCAGAAGGAACTGTGGGTTGTTTGGGCGCCGGCAATCCTCTGGCGGCATTACGTGTAGCAGTTTCTTCTAATCTTCTTGCTTTTTCAGCTTCTAATCTTGCTTTATGTTCTGCTAATCTAGCGTCAATGGCTTCTTGTGACCCTCTACCTGAAGCTTTTTCAGCTTTCTCTCGGGTAGCAGTTGCAGTTTCAAGATTGGTTTGAGTAGTCTGTCTAGCTTCTCTTGCAGGTGCCGTAGTTGGTGCCGGAGTAGATGTAGTTGCAGGTGTAGTACCTTTGGTACCTTTGATTTGTATATCTCCTCCTGCTACCGGTTTAGCACCTACTGTGTTACTAAATTTAGTGACTGCTTTGTTAAACATATCACTAGCATCTTTATTTAATTTTGCGGCGGCATTAAATGTCCAAACAACACTATCCAATTTTTGTGCGGCCGCCTGTTGCATCCTTGTTGCTTCAACATTGTCTTTAGTACGTTTATCAGCACCTTCACCTGTTTTAGCATCTGCTTCTTTTTTTAGATACTCACTAAGACTTATGTTCTGTTTAGTTGCTTCTTCATTGGCTTTTAATATTCTATTGTAAAAATCAATGTTAGTACCAGTTTTATCTGTTTGTAATCCTGATAGATCCGACCCAACTGCTTTGGCTGCAGCCAATTCACGCATTTGTTCTTTGCTACCTTTGGCAGCTTCAAGCAATACTTCTTCTCTGGATTTACCTGCTTTAATCGCATCTAATGCTTTTGAGAATTGTATATAAGCGGCTGAACTAGCTTCATCTGTAGGGCCACCACCGGCAGCACCTAATTTAGCTACACCACCGGCGCCTCTAGTAAGACCCTGTTGTTGTAAATCAACAGATAAATCATAATATTTCTTTAATCTTGCTTGCTCTACTTTGTCGCCTCTATTGGCTGCGTCTTCCATTGCCGCACGAATTTCTTCGATAGCGTTAATTGCATTTTGTGCTTCTTCTTGTTCTTTTCTAGTTGCTCCGGTGAGCATTGCCATTTTATCTAGTTCTTCGATATAAGCAGATGCACCTCTAATTAAGTCTTTTGTATTTTTTTCTTGCATCAAACCCAAACGAGTTTGTTGAGCCATGTACTTTAATGTATGTTCACGCTGTGCGTCAGCAGTAACACCCATCTGTGCTAACTTTTCTCCAAATTCAGCACTCTTTGTTAGTTCTCCTGCAACTTCTGCAAATTGTTTAGCACCGGCGGCAGTAGTACCACCAAACATCTTTAAATCTTTTGCACTAGACATTAACATTTCGTTAAATTTCTCTAGCTCTGCAGTAGTCATGCCAAGTGTCTGAACAGTCTCAAATACTCCGGTCATGCCAGCGGCAGTGGTTAATCCAGCTTCACTTAACTTATTAAAACTATCAAATAGTTTATCATTTTGTTCGGCTGCAACTTTATTTGCTTCAGCGAGAGTGGATGCCGCCATACCAAGCAATGCTAAAGCACCACCTGCTATTCTGGCTGCTATACCTAAACCAGGTATAAACATCATTGCGGCGCCAATGCCCTTCATAGCTGTAGTAACACTATCAGCAAACTCACTAATAGCTTTAGCACCTACTTTAGCACCACGTTCACCTTCATAAAGTGATTTGGTCATCACCTTAGTAGCATTGAACACACCTTCAAGACCAGCTGATACTAATTTATATGAAGCAGTAAGACCCATACTACCCTTAGTTGCTTCTACTATCTTATTAGAAAACTCCCCAGTAATAGCTTTAGTACTGTTAAGCTTATCAGCCATGTCCCCAAAAGCTTTACCTGGTGCACCGGATACTTTAAGTTCAGCTAATTGTTTTTGTTGTTCTTTAGATAGTTCGGCAGTAGTGTTTATTATCTTGCCATTATTCTTTAAAAGAGTGCCATTTGATGCAACAATACCGCCCATAGCTTCAGCTTGTTTCTTAAACATATCTGCACGTTGTACAGTCAAATATGCTTCAGAAGTTTTCCATTCTGCTATTACTCTTTTTTGAGCATTATTTATTTCTAACGAACCTTCAATAACATCACTTATTGATTTAAGTTCTTTTTGGAATAGTTCCTCTCTCTTTAGATTTACAACTTCTTCTTTAGCATGTTGTTGTTGAGTTTTAGTATATTGTCTATCTAACTCATCATTAACCTTCTTTTCAAGGTCTGCTCTATTTTTTTCAGCTTCAGTACGCTTTTTATATTCAGTGTCTATTTTTTTATAGTTACCCGATGAGTCCTTGATAAAACCCTTTTGTGCCGCTAGTTGTTCTTCAGTAAGTTCTTTTTCTTCTGCTTTTTGACCAACCATCTGGCCCATGAACTCTGCAAGGGAACGTAATTGTTCATTAAGGGATTCTAAATCTTCATTATTAATTGCCATGTTTTTTACCCACTAAATAGTTAATAGTATTTATGTCTTAAAAATACCCCTAGGAGAACCCATGAACACAAACCCATTAAAACAGTATTTTCGCCGTCCTGAAATATATTTGAAACTTCCGAGTGGAGGTAAGTTCTATCCAGCTGGATCCATTGATTTACCTGATAATCACGAATTACCAGTGTATCCAATGACTGCAATAGATGAAATAACTAGCAAAACGCCGGATGCTTTGTTTAATGGAACTGCGGTAGTAGATATCATTAAAAGCTGTATTCCAAATATCAAAGATCCATGGTCCATCCCTACTATAGACTTAGATCCTATATTAGTAGCTATCAGGGCCGCTAGCAATGGTACGATGTTGGATATTGATTCCACATGCCCTAACTGTAGTGAAGAAGCATCATACAGTATAAACTTGATTGGATTATTAACAAGTTTGGAAGCAGGTAATTATAATGAATCGGTTACATTAAATGAATTATCGTTTAAGTTTAACCCATTTTCATATAAAAAAATAAACAACATTAACATGGTTCAGTTTGAGATAGAACAGTCTATTAAGAATCTAGAAAATATAGCTGATGCCGATGCTAGACAAGCTGAATCCAATTCAGTAATGCAACGTTTAAACAAGTTAAGTATGGAATTAATATGTGAATCTATTGAGCATATTGCAACTCCATCAGCAGTTGTAAGTGAAAAAGAATATATTTTGGATTTTTTAAACAATTGTGATAAAAGAACATTTGAACAACTTAGAACTAGTGCAGTAAAATTACGTGAATCATCACAATTAAAGCCATTGGATGTGAAATGTATTCATTGCTCACATGAATATAAACAAAAACTAACGCTTAACGTATCTGATTTTTTCGATTAAGGCTTCTATATCTCAACTCTGAAGATATACAGAAGCTGATAGATGATATGGAGTCAGAGAGTAAAGCCATAAAAAATGCTGCCCTTAAGTTTGCATGGTACATGCGTGGAGGTGCCAGCTATGAAGATATATTAAATATGTCCTCTGTTGAACGAAATAATATTGGTAAACTAATAGAAGATAATCTTGACACTACTAAGAAATCAGGACTACCATTCTTCTAATCAATCCCGTAACTGTTCATTTATCAACATCGGGCTATCTATGTAAAGATGAACTTCGTTCATCTAAGAACTCACTTCGTTCGTTCTTTGTTTTTACGGTTATCTATTGTATTTTACTCTATATAATATATGGACTATATTGCCGCTTTGAAGCCATGGTAGTGCTATTCAGCACTACCAATGGTTAAGGGAATTTGCCATGCCCGTCATCCTTTGTTATCTTTTCCCCGTCTAATTAGCTATTTGATGCTATTAAACGCTACCGGTTGCTCTGTAAAGTTATGGGACTGTAGTGAAGCTATCAATGGTCTTTCAATTGATTCTTCAGCAACGCACTTCTCACCCCGCAAAGATAAAGTAGGGATGAGCTTGTTGAGGGTTCGCTTTGTCGATTGCCCTCTCGGTATTCCATAGTTATCACTAACTATGCTTACTCCAGATCCATCAGCGTTCTTACACGCATCTTCAAGGAGGTCTTGCAGCCAAGACAACGAATTTTTATTTGATTATGTAGTTGGGATATTGATAACAGTTTGAGTTGACGTTGTGTCTGGTGTTGCCGAATAGGTTTTTAATAATGTACTGTTGTGTAGAAAAAAGTCATCAAATTCAACGATTAGCCAATCGCCAAACTTGCTTGACGAATAATAGACAAAATTGTCTGTTATCCATGTTGAGCCGCATTGCACGGCAACATAACGACCTTTTCTATTAAACTTCATAAACAATAAATTTACGTCACCTGTTTCGGCAACGTCCATTAATTGTTCAATCCATGTATTTATTACTTTGCAGTCGCCTGAAAGTAGTAAGTGAAAAGGAAAATCAGCATAAAACTTACATTCAATGTTCATCTTACTGAAACTTTGACCGGGTACAATATCACCTTTGAAAGAACGTACTTGTCCTTCATGTAATACTGCTGTTCTATGCTGATTTTTACCACCAATGTAAGCTCCGGATCCAGGTGCTCTTATAAAGCTTTCGCCATATAGGTCAGAAAGAAACTTTGCAACTTCTCTCTCAAATCCTGATCCTTTAGCCTTCTGTGGTGATGTCATGTTAATACTTATCTGTCTCTGTGTGTATTTGAAATTATTCTGTATCAACCGCTGTTGAATAACTTGTAAAGCCGTTCTCTTTAATCACCTTAAGAACACTAGGCACCCGCCCGGCTAGTTCTTCACGGTGACTTACAAGCCAAATAGATTTTTGTCTGCGTCTGCTCATGTCTTTAAGAATCGCAATAGCATTCTCAACACCCATCGTGTCAAGACCACTATCAATCAACTCATCAATAAACAATGTATTGATCGGGCGATACAACGATTCCCATACATCTCTAAACGCAAAACTTAAGCCAAGAATCAATCTATTCCGCTCTCCTCGACTCAAGTTATCAAAATCAAGTTCACGACCAAGCTCGGTAATCTCAACCTGCAAATCATTCTGAAAGATAACTTGATGGGGTAAACCAATCTTATCCAAGTAATGTGTCAATCGTGCATTCAAGTAACTTAAATTCTGGTCAATAATCTTCTTACGAACAAAACTATCTTTGCTAACTAATAAATCTAACAAGAACTTCTGATGTTCCATTGTGCGTGTTAACTTATTGATAGCTTCAAAGTCAATCGCTTGTAGTGCTTGAGTTTCCATTTCAACTACCTGTTCACTATACGGGTCAGTCTCTTGTGATTTGTTATCAATTTGATTTAGAATGTTAGCAACTTCACTTGAGTGTTTGATTGCCTCAGCTTCAGTATCATAATGAGTAACAGGTTGAGCACCTATAGCTATAGGAGTCAGTTCACTTAGTTGTTCACTAAATGGGTTAGCCTCTTGCTTTTTATCTTCCCAAACTTTCTTTAAGTTAGCTACATCACCACTATGACGAATAGCTTCTGCCTCAGTTTTGTATGAGGGAATAGGCTTAGTACCTAATACACTAACCAATGATTCATTGATTGATAATTGTGTTTCAAAATGAACCAATTCAGCACGTGCGTTCTCAAGTAGAGTAGTTTTTTCTAATGTGACCTCTAAATGCTTATCATCATGGAAGTCTTGACCACAAGCATAACACTTATGATCCTCAAGTTCTTTAACTTCCCGAACCAATTTGTCAATTAATTTTTTTTCTTTTGTGATACTTTTGGTTAGGGTATCAATTATTGTTCCTATAGATTTTTGTTCTGCCTCATCGTGTAGCCAATCTTTTAAGTCACTCCAGACTTTGAGTTCGGCTTCAATGTCATACTCATTTTTAAGAGAGTAAGCCTTATGTGCTATTGAAACATCTGTGTCATGTTTTTGTTGCCAAGCTGTAGACCGAGCAATCAACGCATTGTATGCATCCTGTGCTTCTTTTTGTTTAGTCCAAACACTCAAATCTTTGTGTGCTTGTAGTTCTACTTCAATATTAATTTTACTTAGTTCATCATATTGTAATGCTAATGATGTTAAATCATCATCGTGTTTCTTTAGCCACAATGTTTGTCTACGTTTCAATGCATCAATCTGCTCCTTGACACGTTTGTTAGCTTCTTCAATACCCTTAACACGATATTCTTCTTGCTGAATACTATCTTTACTATCACGGATCATATTCTTAATGACCTCAGCTTTTTCAGATAGTAATGTAATACCCAATAACTGTTCAATGATATCACGCTGGTCATTAGTTTTTAATGCTAAGAACGGTTCACTATATGTATTCAACACAACAATATGTTTAAACATATCGGCACTCATGTGAATCACACTTTCAATTGCCTGTTGTGTTTCTTTGTTCTCGCCCTGTGCATCGTCTGTATTCTTTTGTAAATCGTTGTTTACATAAAACTTAAGAATGTTTGGTTTACGACCACGTTCAATCTTATAGTCAACACCATCTACACTAAACTCTAGGGTAACCATCATACCCTTACCATTAGTACGATTGACTAGATTATCTTTACGAATGCTATTGATTGGTACACCAAACAAGGCATAGCTAAGACCCTGAATGAGGGTTGTCTTACCCGTACCATTACGAGCACCGTCACCACCTAAGTCTAAGTTTTCACCTAGAATAAGTGTTAAGTCTTGTCGGTCAAAACTAACAGCTTGTGTTACTTGACCTATTGATAAAAAATTCCGTAATGTAATATTCTTTAATGTAATCATTTTAATTTTCTAAAAAAACTATCTTTGGCTAATTCTTCTGCCTTTAATGTTTTTTCCATAATACTTTCTACTTTAAGTTTGGCACTAATCAATCTATGTGTTTCTCTGAAACTACCTATATAGGGTTGTGTCTTTGATAGTTCAGATAAAGCAATACCTAAGTGTTTGTTTATTTTTATAAGAGAAGCTACTTTGTAGGTCATAAGTTATTGTAAATGTCCAACAATAGTTTTTTGTCAAAAGTATTTGATTCAATAGAATTAATTTGGTCAATGACGATTTGGTCAACTGACTCAAACCGTAATCCATCTGAACCAGCAATCTCTGTTTGTTCTGCTTTAATAGGTATCAATGCCATCTCACGTAGTTTATGTTCTGGGATTAGTGTTTCTCTAATGAAGTTAGCTTCCTCATAACTAATATCAATGTCAAGATGTACTCTAACATGACTGTCAATTAATAGCAAGCCCTCAGGGTTTTCTAATACATCACTTAGTTTATATACACGATATAATGGTTGACGTGGCCAACTAAAGAATTGTGGATCTTGTCCCCATTCAAGTACCATCATGCCACGTGCATCATCACCTGCGTCAGCATAGTTATGCGGGAAAGCGTTACCTATATACCACACATTCTTTTTACTTTGACGTTTATGGAAATGACCACTGAATACTAAATCTGTATTTGGAAAAGAGTCCATATTAATATCACCATGGTCAGGCATTAATATTTGTGCATTCATGTAAAAATTGGGAAGCTCAAAATGTCCAAATATATATTTAGATTTTAATTTTTTAATTTGTTTTGCTTCATCACCTACTAGCCATGGGCAAATAGTCACATCACCTTCAGTAAAAATATCATTAATAACATGAACATTAGGAAGATACCCGGCCCATAATACACTATGAACGTCACGTTTTTCTCTATAGTATAGATCATGGTTCCCTGTTAAAAAGAACACTTGAGTAAAATTAGAATTTAATAATTCTAAACATTGCATAGAATAATGAAGGCTGTGTATATTGATACTCGCTCGGTGATTATGCCAATCTCCACATATAATTGCAGTATCACACCCCTCATCTTTTGCTTTGGATATAAACCACGTAACAAAATTCAAACAGTCCTCATTGTGAACTATACTATTTGATTTTAGACCAATGTGAAGGTCAGTCATTACTGCCGCTTTTTTAAATAGATTACTCATATGTTTATTATATAGGATATGGCACTGCAAAGCAATGCCATTGGACAAATTATTCTTCGTAAACTGTACTGCTTGACCCAGAACCCTGACGACTCCAACTTGGATTAAGACCGTTGATTTCTAAAATATCATCACGTATGTTTTGGTTGCGCTTTTCTGTGTTCAATACACGACAGAAGCTGTTAGTTATAGCTGCCGTATAATACGCAAACGGGTTTGCTGATTTGGCTTCATTGAAACGCAAGCCAACATATGTTAGTTGTAGAATGGCACTGTTACGCATTTCGTCATTATATGTATACCCACGCCAATTATATTTCATTGCATATTTTTCACACATCATAATATACATACGGGCAAGTTTGTTTGTGATTTTACCATGTTCTTTATTAAAGAAACCAGTTGCTAGATCACCTTCCCAATGACTTTTACCTACACAATAGAATGTATTGTTGTCATCAATTTTATAATGTTGGAATGGGGGGAAGTTAACTTTAACATGAACCATATCATCTACTTCAGCTTTGGTTGTATTATCTTCTAGGTCAGCAAATATCTCATCTGGATTTGGTTCCTCAAACTCAAAGATATCTTTTGCTGTTTTCTTTTTAACTGTTTTGCGAGGCTGTTTTGGTGCAACTGGCACGTGATCCCAATTCATTACACGGAATACTAAATCTGTTAATGGAATAGAATCAGGGGAAACTGCATCTTTACTACCTTGTTCTAAGCTTAAACGCAATGCACGGGTTTCTTTTGCCTGTTGGATTGTTTCGGGTTTGAAAGCGTATGCTAGACTTTCATCTAGTGGTGCTTGGGGCATATCTACTATGAAGTCATACCTATGATATTCTGGTTTAGTAAAGCAACAATATGCATTTTTACTCTCATGTATTTCTTTTAAAATATCTTTGTTATTGAGATAGTTTACGGGTTTGCGTGGTGCGGGGAGTAGAGACATAGTTTCCTTATTATGTTTGATGTATTGTAACACATTAGTTGCAGAAAAGCAACAATTTATTAGAGAAAAGGGTAAAATCAGCACTTTTATTTAGCGATAAATATGTGTAAGGATAACAACATATTATGGCATCACAAGCTCAACTAGACGCTGATATTGCATCAACCCAAGCTGAAATAGCATCATTAGAACTTCAGCTGGATGCGGCTGCAGGATCACCTAATCCAGACCCTGCGGTAATCGCTAATTTAGAAAGAAGTTTATCTTTTGCACAGACTTCTCTGACTAGCTTACAATCACAACTATCTAATTTAACAGTAGCCGCTAATGATCCAAATACTAACGTTGGTAACGACACCGAACAACTATCACGTGGACAATTAACTGTTGATCCAAATACAGATCCAAATACTAATCTAGGTAGTGAAACAATACAGAATCCTGCACCGGCAACTATTAATGTAGACGATGCAATTGAAAAAGCTAGACTGGAAGCTGAGGCAATAAATGGTGAAATAATTCCTCGTACTGAACAAGATATTATTGGTGCATATGGTGGAATGAAGGGTTTACAAGGATCCGTTGATAATGCCAGAGCACGACAGATTACACAAGATGCAGAAAATGCAAAAACACAAGGTGATTGGCGTGTACGATTAAGTTTAGCACCAAGTGCAAGCTACTTATATAAAGCCGCTAATCCAGGTATATTAAAATACTTACAAAAAACAGATGGTGTTATATTCCCATATGTCCCGCAAATACAAGTTACTTATGCGGCTCATTATGATGCGTCCGAGTTAACACATAGTAACTATAAAATATTTCAGTATAAAAATAGTAGTATAGACCAAATTAGTATTACTTGTGATTTCACTGCACAAGACAATGAAGAGGCTAACTATCTTTTAGCAGTAATACATTTCTTTAGGTCAGTTACTAAAATGTTTTATGGACAAGATGATATACCTAAAGCAGGTACACCTCCACCATTATGTTATCTAAGTGGTTTAGGTGGTTTTCAATTTGATAGACACCCGTTAGTAATATCATCATTTAATTATAGCTTACCCAATGATGTAGACTATATACGTGCGGGTAGCCCAACATTACAACCAGGGGTTGACTCAAGTGCATATAATGGTAGTACTGGTGCAGATGCTACAGTTGGTAGTGTTCGTTTAGGAAGATTGAATCCAGGTGCAACTGAAAATGCACCACAGTTCACAAAAGCAACAAACACGCAACCTACGTATGTACCAACTAAGATATCAATATCACTTGTTGCATATCCTATCGTTACAAGAAGTGATATTAGTAATAAGTTTAGTTTAGCAGATTATGCTACTGGTGCATTATTACAAGGTAGTAAAAACCCTAGCGGTGGAGGAATTTGGTAATGGCAGATAATACAATGTACCCGGCAACAAGTCCATACTATAGTACAGATATAGTTAATGGCAAGTTTTTAGATGTGATGATAGATAGACCTATCATTAAACAACCGTCGGATATCTATTGGGAAATTACTATGGTGTATGAATATCGTCCTGATTTGCTAGCATATGACTTATATGCAGACAGTAGATTGTGGTGGGTGTTTGCTAGTAGAAATCCAAATAGATTAAAAGATCCGTATTTTGATTTTGTAACGGGTGTGGGTATATACTTACCTAAGGCGCCTTTATTAAAACAGTTATTGGGACTATAAATGGCAAATTCGAATAATCTCACTGGTGATGCGGATAGTGATAACGGGTACAACAAAGAAGAAATAGCTAAACTCGCCTCAATAAAAAATGATATCTCACCTAACAATGAAATGGAAACGCTTAACGAAGGTTATGCGGGCACTACTACGGCGGGACAAGCAGGCAAAGGATCAGCAAATAAGGTACAGTCAAATGAGATTGCTGCCGGCCCTAAACCAGGACAAAGACCACAAAACCCATTAGCATCTTTTTCAAGTTACACATATCAAATTACATTGTACATGATAACACCAGATGCATACGATGCCTTTATTCAATCCGGTAGAGCTAATATTAATGCTATTAATAATGCCGCTAACCCACAAGTAGCTACTGCACTCGCAGAAGGAAATTCAGGTGCATACATCATAGCGCAAAGCGGTGGCATAAACAATAAGACAAGTAAAAGAGCATTTGACCTCGATTTTTATATAGATGATTTAAAAATTACCACAGCTATTAATGGCAAGTCAACCACCACTGCATCTAATGATACTAAGATGACATTTAATATTTACGAACCATATGGCTTTTCGTTTATATCAAAAATTACAAGGGCGGCACAGTTATTAAAATCAACTAGTAAGATTAAAGATTTTAGAGATTTGTCTAATGCTACAAAACAGTTTTTTGTATTAGGAATTAGATTTCAAGGCTACGATCAAGCTGGTAAAGAAATATCAGCATCTACCTCTACTAATTTAAACAAGTTTGACATGACTGGTGATTCTGGAGGTGTCTTTGAACGTTTCTTTGATATAATGATTACTAGTATGAAGTTTAAGATTGATGGGAAGACGACAGTATATAATATTACTGCCGCACCTATTGCCCCTAAAGTAGGATTTGGTGTTAAGTATGGTAGGGTAGATAATGGTGCACGACTAGAAGGCAGCACTGTACATGATGCATTAACTGGAACTAGGGGTTTGTTGACAACACTAAATGAACAGCAGGTTGCAATATCAAAAAAATTAGGTACAGGTAGTATTCCAAATGTATATAAACTTGAATTTTTAGGAAATGCAGAGACAACTATCGGTAAAGCTTCAATTGTAAGTATAGCTGATTTAGATAAATCAAAATATCCAATGAGTGCCGCAGCCAATATTGGTCAGGTGAATGAATCCGTATCAGTTAAAACAGTACCAAATAGTAACAGAAGAACTATTACATTTACCAATGATGTATCTATTATGCAGGCAGTAAGTTCTATTGTATCACAGAGTAGTTATTTGGAAGACGCATTGAATGTTATTATTAAATCAGAGACACAACCTGATCCTTCTCCTAACTCGCAGGGTGAAATAAAAGATCCAACTCCTGAAAGTATTAAATGGTATAATTTAGGGTCAAGAGTTAAAGTATTAGGGTTCGACACAGTAGTAAAAGATTTTGCATATGAAATAACTTACATCATACAGCCTTATGAAACTCCAGCAGTTACTAGTCCATATGCAGGTAAAACAACTAAGTATTATGGCGCACATAAAAGATATGAATATTGGTTTACAGGTAAAAACTCTGAGATAATTCAATACGAACAAAAATTAGACAATGCATATTTTACTGTAGCATTAAATCCTACTGGTACTGACGCTAGTACCGGCGGTGGAACAAATACTCCAACCTTTCCGAACAAACGACAAAATGAAGATAGAACTGGTAAGTTAGATGTGGGTAAAGAAGCACAAAACTCTTACCTAACAAGTTTATACGATCCAGGAGCATATGCATCTGCAAAGGTAACTATATTAGGAGATCCAGATTACTTGATGCAAGAAAGTCCGGGATCTGTTAACAGTGTATATCGTCAATTTTATGGTAGAGGATTTACTATAAACCCTAATGGTGGACAAGTGTTTATTGAGATAGATTTTAAAGAAGCTATAGATTATAACAATGATGATGGTTTATTATCTATCAACGAGTCCATACTGTTTTGGAAATATCCTAAAGAAATATCTTCTGCTGTTAAAGGCGTTAGTTATATGGTAACAACCGTTGATAGTATTTTTTCTAAAGGTAAGTTTACGCAAGAGTTACAATGTATTATAAACACCTTTCCTGATATATCAACTAAAAACACCGCAGCCGCAGCAGGCAGACCAATCGCAACCTCTACTAGATTTGAAAACACTTCAACTCAAGCCGCCGCCGAAACTAATAGATTAGTTAATGCGGGTAATAGATATGCTTATGCACCGAATCAATCTAATGCTGAAACTGCTAGATTGGCAAGATTAAATGTTCGAACAGGTGGGTCACAAACAGGCTCAAGTGGAGCGGCAAATACAGGAGAGAACTCATCTGGTAACACTGGATATCTTAAAGATAATCCTCCTAATACGGAAAACCCATCGATGGGTAATGAGGCTGCTAAGTACAATACAAATCAATCATCTAATGCAGCCTCAGAACCTGATGATGAGAATGTTGTAAATCCTAAACAACAACCTGCAAATCAAGGTGGTAGAGATGAACCAGTACAAGGAAGACCAAGGGGCGGAGCATAACATATGGCATATGATGAAATAAAACCCAGGGGTAGTACTAAAGCAAGTAGACCTGATGCAGGTGGCGCAGTATTACGTAGTGTACCTCTTTTTGGTATTGTTAAAGACAATATCGATCCAATACGTTCAGGTCGATTACAGGTATATATCAGTGATTTAGGTGGATTAGACCCTGACGATAGCAATAATTGGGTAACAGTTAGTTATATGACTCCATTCTATGGGGTAACTACACCATCAAGTGCAAATACAGGTTGGGGAGAATATATAAAGAATCCCAACAGTTATGGTATGTGGAATAGTCAACCTGATTTGGGTACTACAGTTATATGCATATTCATTAACGGTGATCCTAATTATGGATTTTGGATAGGATGTGTTCCTCAACCTGAAGCATTACACATGGTACCTGCAATTGGTGGCACTGACAATATTGTTGCAAACGCAGGTGAAGCAAGAGGACTAGGTGGTGCAGTACGTTTACCAGTAGTTAATATTAATACTAACAATGAGGGAATTGCAAATAGTAATAAATTTTTATCTGATGCCAAACCTGTACATAGTTATGTTGCTAGTATACTAGCACAACAGGGTTTAATTAGAGATCCTATTAGGGGAGTTATTGGATCAAGCGCACAACGTGAAGCACCAAGTCGTGTTGGTTGGGGAGTAAGCACACCAGGCAGACCTATATATGAAGGTGGTTTTACTGATGAAACTATTGCTGATGCCGCTAGCGGGACTGGCAAAACTGCTGGATTAAAAGTTATTGCACGTAGAGCCGGTCACACACTAGTAATGGATGACGGAGACATATTAGGTCGAGACCAATTAGTAAGAATACGTAGTAGTTTAGGACATCAAATATTAATGAGTGATGATGGACAAACACTATTCATCATTCACGCTAATGGGCAAAGTTATATTGAGTTAGGAAAAGAAGGTACAATTGACATGTACTCTACTAACTCATTCAATGTAAGAACGCAAGGTGATTTAAACTTACATGCAGATAATAACATTAATATCAATGCAGGCAAACAATTAAACATCAGTGCAGAAACAATTGCAATTAGTAGTGAAAAAGAAACTATACAAAAAGTTGGAACAGATTTTAGTTTGTATGCTTCTGGTAAATATACAACCAAAGTAGATGGTAAGATGAGTTTTGCTAGTAGTTCAGATGCATCTTTTTATAGTGATTCCATTACATACTTCAATGGTAGTAAGATTAATTTAAATACAGGATCATCTAGTCTTGTACCACAAGAAGTTAAACCATTGCCTGTAGTAGCACATACTGATACATTGAATGATGCTACTAAAGGTTGGGCGGCTGCACCTGGTAAGTTATTAAGTATTGTAAGTAGAGCACCTGCTCACGCACCGTGGGCTAGCGCAAATCAAGGTGTAGATGTTAAAGTTAATAACAATGCTAGTTCTGCATTACCTTCAGCACCTTCACCGGCAGTAGCTGCCGCAAATGCAAGTGCAGGAGAAGGTCCAACCACAGCACCTGTATCTGTTGCAGTTGCCTCTACTGTACCACCAACAGCGGCAATAAGCACGGCACTTGATAAAAATACAACCAGTACAATGGTTGGTCAAATATCAACCTTGGCAGCAACTGGTCCCGCAGCCTCCGCAGTTAAACTAGGAGCAGGAGTAGTAGACACTGCAACAGGCAAAGTAGCCTGCATTGGAGCAATGGCACAAAGCCCAGAACAAATGGAACAAGCAGGAATACTTAAGCCGGGCTCGGCAGCATTGATTGCTAAGTTAGTTGCTGATGGTAAAACAGTAGAAGAAGCAATGACCTCAAACTTGTTTACAGGTATGCCCGGAGCAGAAAATCTCAAAACATATATTAGTAACATAAGTGCTCAATGTGCGGCGCAAGTTAATACATTCCAAAAAGCACAAACTGCATTAACACAAAATGGACTGATTACTGGTAATGAAGCAGGTACTCAAATTGCCGGTCTAGTTATGTCAGCGTCAACTGCTGGTATATCAGATACAGTTAACTTTGTTAAAAATGCCGCTAATTCTGCAATAGGAGCAGTAACAGGAGCAGTGTCAAATATCGCAGGAGCCGCTACAGGAGCATTAAACAATGTGTTAGGATCGGCTAGTAGTTTAGTGTCAGCAGGTAATTTTGCTGGTAACTTATCTAGTACAGTTACAGGTGGACTAAGTAGTATCGCAGGCTCGTTAGGTGGCATGGCTAAAGGAGCTGTAGCTGGTATAGCAGGATTATTAGATAGTGCTAAAGGTGTAGCAGGCAGTGCATTCAGTGCAATTACAGGAGCATTCCCAACATTACAGGCTGGTGTACCACAAAATATCAAAGACATAACAGAAAAAGCACAAGCGACAGCACAAGCACCGTCATCCAATCCATTGTCAGGTGCATTAAATGCAGTAACAGGCGCAATAGCAGGAGTTACAGGTGCAGCTACAGGATTATTAAAAAATACATTAGGCGTAACTGCAAATCTATCTACTGGATTAGGCGCGTTACCGGGAGGAGCTGGAGTAGTTGCTTCTGTGGTTAATAATGCTGTGGGAGCTGTTAATACTATACCCGGAGTTAGTGCAGTAACAGGATTAATTGGACAAGCAACATCAATAACAAATGGTATATCTAGTTTAGCAGTTAATCCATTAGCGTCATCTAATATATTAAACGCAGCCTCAGGAGCAGCCGGAGCATTGACAAAAGGTCTAGACGACTTAAAGAGTGGTAAATTATCACTATCATCATTAGCTAGTGCAGGATTACCAGCTGGTGCAGCCGCACAATTAAATGCCGCTATTAGCTCAATGAGTTCAGGTGGCGCAGTACAAATCAAATTACCAACAGTAGCTATTAATACTACCGATAGAAGTGAATTAACATCACAAGTTACTAATATATTGGGCAACTCAAAAATACCAGCACCAAACTTTGCAGGTGTTAGTGAAGATGCATATAAGGCTGGATTATCTAAAATAGATGCAAAAAAAGAAAAGTATAAAGAAATTGATGCAAAATTAGAGGCTTTAAACGAGGAAGCTAAAACAGTTAGAGCACAATATAATGCATCTGCTGAAACATACGAAAATGCAAATAACAACTTACCTGCAGGTGACCCGTCAGTCAGGGCAATATACGAAACAACACAACAATATAGAACACAGTTACTAGCACTTCAGAAAAAAGGATATGACCTGCTGAATGAGCGAGACAACATAGTATAAATACGATATAGGATAACAACATGCCAGCATACATCGGATTCAGTACAATTAACGCTAACAAGCCGCGTTCTACTAATTTACCTGCAGGTATTGCGGGTGGTGTTGGATCAATACCACAACCAGTTACTCCTGGTAAAAAGTTTAAGTTAGTAGACCAACAATTAGTGATACAAGATTTTATTAATGCGTTGAATATTCAGCAAGGACAGAAAGTTGGAAATCCCGGATACGGAACCACATTGTGGAGCTTTGTATTTGAACCCAATACATTTGATGTACAAAATAAACTAGAAACTGAACTTAGACGAGTTGCCAATCAAGACCCAAGACTTATCGTTAATACGGTTAGTGCATATCCCCAAGAAAATGGTATATTGATTGAAATGGAACTAGCTATAGCACCCTTTAATAATGCACAATTATTAAGCGTTTTCTTTAATAACACAACCGGCACAGCAGTTATTCAGTAATATCTTACAAAAACGATGGTTCTAAGTATGATAAATACTTAAAAGAGAATACCACTATGGCTACAAGTTCACGACAATCAGCACTATTCGGCGTTAACGACTGGAAGGCAATATACCAAACCTTCCGTGAAGCCGATTTCCGTTCATATGATTATGAAACATTACGTAAAAGTTTTATTGACTATTTGCGAGTTTACTACCCAGAAACGTTTAATGATTATATCGAATCAAGTGAATTTATTGCGTTACTAGATGTTATGGCTTTTATGGGCCAAGGCCTAGCTTTCCGTAGTGATTTAAATGCACGTGAAAACTTTATTGACACGGCTGAACGTAGAGATAGCGTTGTTAAATTAGCTAATTTGGTTAGTTATACTCCTAAACGTAATATAGCTGGTCAGGGTTATATCAAGGTAACAAGTATACAAACAAGTGAAAACATTACTGATTTAAATGGGTTCAATTTAAGCAATCAAACTGTATTATGGAATGATCCTGCAAATGTTAACTGGTTAGAACAGTTTAATACTATTATCAATGCAACATTAATTAACACACAACGTATCGGTCGTCCAGGAAATACTGCTCAACTGTTAGGAATAAAAACTGATGAATACGCTATTAATATTCCTCCTGCTAATCTTCCAATAATACCGTTTACTGCAGTAGTAGACAATCAAACAATGAACTTTGAGTTGGTCAGTGCTACTAGTTTAAATGAAGATTATGTTTATGAAATTCCACCTGCACCTAGTGGCAGAATGAATATGTTATATCGCAATGATAAATTGGGATATGGCAGTCCAAACACAGGGTTCTTCTTTTATTTTAAACAAGGTAATTTGCAAAACTTTGATTTTAATTTAGCACAACAAATTGCTAATCAAGTTGTTGACATAGATATTCAAGGTATCAACAACACAGATACTTGGTTGTATCAGTTGAGTACTGATAACAGTTCTGCTGTTAATAGAACGTTATGGAATCAAGTAGAGAATGTTTATGCTGACGCATATTTACAAACTGAAAATAGTGTTCGCAGAATATTCTCAGTTGGTTCTAGATTTAACGACCAAGTTAGTTACGTTTTTGGTGATGGAGTATTTTCCGAGATTCCAGTTGGTTCATTTAGAGCATACGTTCGTGCAGGTAATGCATTAACATATACAATTGATCCAACTGAAATGCAAAATCTATCAGTTACAATAAGTTATATTAGTAGAGTAGGACGAACAGAAACACTTACATTAGGATTAGAATTACAGACACCAGTGTCAACCGCACAGGCAAGAGAAACATTAGCAAACATTAAACAACGTGCCCCTACTCGCTACTACACACAGAATAGAATGGTTAATGGTGAAGATTACAACAATTTCCCATATACATTATACAGTTCTATTATTAAAAGCAAAGCTATTAACCGTAGTTCTGTTGGCGTATCAAAAAACTTAGACTTGTTAGATCCAACCGGAAAATACTCCAGCACTAATAGTTTTGCAAATGATGGTGGTATGTACCAAGATAGTACCAATGGTAATGTGTTATTAACTATTACTACCACAGGTGATATTATTACATTCTTAACAAATACATTAGCTGTATTATTAGGATCTGAACCCGGAAGTCTAGTGGGTGATAACAGAGCAAGACAATATTACATTCAAAATTATACACGCTATCCAGTAAACACTGCATCAGGGGACGGCACTGTTTATTGGGAAGACCAAACAGTTGATGCCAATAGCATCACTGGTTATTTCTTTAATATTAATGGTAGTGCAAACACTCCCATACCAGTAGGAACATATTCTACATACAATATGAAATATGCAACCAAAGGTGCTATGATTAAATTTATTGCACCGAGTGGTTATTATTTTAATGAATCCAGCAGATTGGTTTCTGGTATTGCAGGACCATCTGACAGAAGTTATATATGGACTACTGTATTAAATGTTATAGGCGATGGGTACAACAATGGTGAAGGTGCATTTAGTAATGGTACCGGACCTATAACGTTAAATGGTTATGTACCACAAGGTGCAATAGTTTCTACTATATTGCCTGCATTCGACAACTCACTACCTAATATAGTGTTACAGGAATGCAGAGTTAGAATGGAACTTAATCAGAGTTTTAGTTTAATATTTGACAATAGTTTAACCATCGCACAAGATCGATGGAGTATTGGTGCATACAATGCAAGTAACTATTTTGTTAACTTTGAAAGTGTAGGAAATAACCGTTATAGTGTAGCATATCGCTCGTTAGCATATTACTTTGGCAGTGTTGCTGATACTAGATTTACATATGAAACTGGTAAGTTAGTATACGATCCGTTTAGTGGTAAAATATTACAAGATTATGTTAAAGTATTAGCTACCAATACTCAACCTGGAAGTAACTATCCATTGGCAATGCCAGTTCCAGTAAGTATCATTGGTCAAACAGTTGAGAGTGATGGATATGTTAATGATTTTGAAGTAGAGGTATCAAGTATCGATGTAAATGATAGAACCATTATTACTAATCCGGATTTCTTTACAGAGGTAACAGGATATGTTAATGGTAATACAAACATCGGGGTATATACATTCTTTGAACTAGTACAAGATGCAATTAATCTATCACGTTATCAACTTATTGAATCAAGTTCGGTAGTTTATCAGTATGCAACTAAAACACAGGTTGAGGTAGTTAAGTATGAATATCCAGAAGGACAGTTATTCTATGCGTATACAGATAATTTATTTTATACAACAATACAAGACCAAACAATAAACACACCATATTATATTGTAACTGAACAACCTCAATATAGTATGAAGCCTGGGCGTCAAGGATTGCAGTTCCAATATCGCCATAATAGTAATAACACTACACGTATTGATCCTGCTACAACAAATATTATCGATTTATATGTAGTAACACAAGCTTATTATACTGCGTATCAAAATTGGTTACAAGATATTACTGATACAGTACCAATGCCAGATAAGCCCACAATCAATGAATTATCACAAGCATATGGATCATTAAATGATTATAAGATGTTGAGTGATAGTGTGATTTTAAACAGTGTAGTTTTCTTACCATTATTTGGACCTAAAGCTCCAACACAGTTACGAGCAACTATTAAAGTTATTAAAGCAAGCAATACTAATGCCAGTGATAGTGAAATTCGTAGTGCAGTTCTCTCTGCTATGAATACCTATTTTAGTATTAATAATTGGACATTTGGTGATACATTTTACTTCAGTGAACTAAGCGCATATCTACATTCACAAGTAGGTGAGTTAATAAGTTCTGCTGTGTTAGTTCCAAATGACCCAACAATGAACTTTGGTGATTTGTATGAAATTAAGGCTGCCCCATATGAGATTTTTGCAAATGGTGCAACAGCAAATGATGTTGTTGTTATTGCCGCATTGACTCCCGCCGAATTACAAATAAGATAAGTACTATATAACCTTAGAGAGAAATAATGGCAACAAGAATTAGAACACTGAATTTTCTACCTGAAATATTTAAAACAACTACAAATAGTCAATTTTTAAATGCGACATTAGATCAGATTGTAGATCAACCTAATGTTAAAAGAATTGAAGGTTACATAGGTAGCAGGTTTGGTTATGGTGTCAATGCAAAGAACTATTATGTCACTGAACCTACTAAAACTAGAACAGATTATCAACTAGATCCCGGAGTAGTATTTCTTAAGAAAGATACAAATACCGCACAAGATTTTATTAGTTATCCGGGCATCATCGATGGATTAGAGTTGGAAGGTGCGGTAGTTAATAATAATAATAGGCTATTTACTAGTCAGTTCTATTCTTGGGATAGCTTTACTGACTTAGATAAGATTATTAACTTTAATCAATATTATTGGATTCCAGAAGGACCAGATGCAGTAACAGTTAGTACAGAAACAGTTTATAACGCTACTGATTACATTGTAACAAGTACATCAAATGGATATTTAATTACAGCAGACGGCGCATCTCAAGGTTCTATCAACCCGTCTATCACATTATTACGTGGTGGCACTTACCGCTTTAGCGTAAATCAAAATAGTCAGTTTTGGATTCAAGGTATGCCTGGAGTTACTGGGTATGATCCAGCACAACCGAACGTACAAACACGTGATGTACTAGGTGTAGATAATAATGGAACAGAAGTTGGTGTAGTAACATTCACCGTACCATTCAAAAACGCACAAGATGAATATAACTTTCCTGGCAATAACCGTGTTGATGTAGTATCAACACTTGCGTTTGATGACGTTAATGGGGTACTAGTTAGTAGTTTAACTAATGGTATTGATGGCATTACCTCGTTAGAAGGCTTAACATTAATGTTCTATAATACAGGTAGCCCATCTGTTATAGAAGCCGGATCATTTATAGTTGGTAATACTTATAAAATAAATACCATTGGCACTACTGATTTTACCTTAATTGGAGCAACATCAAATACAGTAGGGGTCTCATTCATTGCAACTGGTATAGGTACTGGCAATGGAAGTGCAAACTCACTAACTGGTTATGTATCAAAGTTTTATGATACTACACCGTTTGATGAAGACGGCGGATCTAGTTATACCCCTCCTGGTGACAGTTTGAATTTTGCAAACTTTGAAGGTGGATACTATACAGATATTGCATCAACATTTTATACTGTTACATATGAAGGTGACCCATCCGATCCTGTTATTAGACTAGTTGAAGCTGGTACTATACCAGTAGAAGAAAGAATTACTGCAAACTATGGTCAAGAGTTTATTGGAAGAAGTTTTTATCTAAACACAAGTGACACTATAATATTAATACCTTACCTAAGTGCTATTTTAGATACGTTGTATTATCAAGACGGTACATCTGGTAATAAAGTAGGTCAAATTAGATTGATTGCTAGTAATACTACTAACCGTATTGACGTAGACACTGATATTATAGGTAAGAAAAACTATACTTCACCCAACGGCGTAGTATTTACTAATGGATTAAAAGTTATTTTTTCCGGTGAAATCTATCCCACTAGTTATGAAAACATTAGATATTATGTTGAGGGAGTGGGTACTGCAATTCAACTAGTTCCGGTTACAGATTTGGTAGCTCCGGAACCGTTCACCTCAGGCACATACATTCCGTTTGACACTACACCATATGATATTGGAAACTTTGATAGCAATTTATATGTTCCTGTAACTCCTGATTATATTACTATTGCTAGAAATAGTATTGATAAAAATCCATGGTCAAGAAGCAATCGATGGTTTCATATTGACGTAATTACAGCTACTGCAACGTACAATAGTAATCCAGGATTAGTTACGTTATATGCTACTGCAAATAATAAAGCTAAACGTCCGGTCATTGAATTTTATCCTAATCTAAGATTATTTGATGCAGGAGTTGTTGGCAAGGCACCTATTGACTTTATAGACTTTAGAACCACTGATGCATTAAATCAAGTAGCCGCACAAGAAAACTATTATCCTGATGTGGAAGTTTATACTACATATACTGGAACTATCAATGGAGTTACAGGTACAAGTACAACCGTAACTATACTTGCAAATAACGTCACTGGCGCATTTCAAGTTGGTCAGTATATTAATGACAGTACAAATATTCTTCCTAGAAATAGTCAAATAACTAATATTTCTGGAACTACAACTCTTACATTAACGGTAGAGTGGCTAGGTAGTCAAACAATAGGATCAACATCAGTCGCATCATTAATTGCCAATGATAATCAAAATGATGAGTATGCATTGTTTGATGGGGCACGTGTAGTTTTTGCTGCCGATAATAATCAAGATGTTAAAAATAAAATATATGTTTCTAGATTTTCTACATTAACAGAAGGTGGTACTCCAGTAATCACCTTGACTGAAGCTGAAGATGGTTTAGTATTACCTGATGAACAAACAGTTGCATTTAGAGGTTTCAATTATCAAGGTATGGATTTTTACTTTGACGGTATTGATTGGATAGAAGGTCAACAAAAAACTACCGTAAATCAACCACCATTGTTTGACATATTTGATGAGAACAATATAAGTTTTGGTAACAGTGATGTATATGTAGGTACATCATTCACTGGTAATAAATTATTTGCGTATGGACTAGGCATAGGTTCTGATGATCCTGTATTAGGTTTCCCATTGCAATACAGTTCTATTGACAATGTGGGAGATATTAGTTTTGATGTTTCATTAAACTCTGCAACATTTAACTATGTTAGTGGTACAACTCCTATTACACAAAAAGTTAACACGGGATACGTATATAATTATACAGATTTAATCACATCAATACGTCAATTAGGCTGGCAAACTGCAATTGCACCTAGTGTGCAATATCAAATATTTGAGTTTGATTATTTTGCAAGTAACCCAACTAGCACATTCACATGTGATATTGCTAAACTAGCAGATAGTGACAGTGCATGGCCTACAATACAAGTTTTTGTAAATAACCAAATACAAGATACTAGCAATTATACAGTAACTACAACTTCTTCACAAACTATTGTGACGTTGGCTGTACCTAATCCATTAATAGATACAGTAGTTGAAATCTCAGTATTAAGTGACCAAGTAAGCGAAACTGCATATTACGGTATACCTATTAATTTAAATAACAACCCATTAAATGCCGACGTTACAAATGTTAACGTTGGTGATATACGTGGACAATATCAAAGTAGTTTCTACAATAATCCTAACACAACCGGCGAAGTATTTGGACCAAACAACTATCGTGATTTAGGAAACATGGTTCCATATGGTAATAGAATTATCCAAAACAGCGCAAGCTTAGTATTACCGGGCGCATTCTTACGCAAACAGAACCATAACTTATTCAATGCATTACTATATAATAGCAGAGAGTATATTACATTTAAGACGTTATTAGTAGACACAGTTAATAACACAGAATACAATGTTTATACTTCACCATCTACAATGTTAGATGATGCACTAGACCAGATAACTAAATCAAAATCCGATAGTAATAGTTTCTTTTGGAGTGATATGTTGCCAAGTAAGGCAGCATACATTACCAATACATATAGTTTTGCAAATGCATTAGATGTAAGTATATATCCATTAAGTAAGGTGTATAATTTTGATACTGCTAATTATAACGGCGTGTTAGTATATTTGACTACATCCGCTGGTATAACTTCTCAGTTAATTCGTAATGTTGATTATACAGTAAGCAGTACTAGTCCATCATTGACAGTAACACTAGATTTGGCTCCTGGTGATCAAATTACCATTAAGGAATATAATCAAACTTATGGTTCATATGTTCCAAACACTCCTACTAAGTTGGGATTATATCCAGCAACAATACCAGCAGTAGTATTAGATATTAATTATAATCAACCTACATATTTTATTGTAGGGCATGATGGTTCATATAATAAATTATATGGGGATTACATTGATGGTAGATTAATTGATTTTAGAGACCAAGTGTTATTAGAATATGAAACACGTGTATATAATAACTTAAAACTAAGCAACGTTATACCTATTCAGGCATATGAAGTTATGCCCGGCTTCTTTAGAGATACCGATTATAGTTATGATGAGATACTAGAAATATATTCTAGTAGCTTTTTAAACTGGGTAGGACAAAATAGAATCAACTACAAAAAACAGTTTTATAATACCAATAATGAATATACCTATAACTATAACGTAAGTGGTAATAAAATAAACAGAGAAGTTATACCTCAAGGATATTGGAGAGGTATATATGAATATTTCTATGACACTAGCAATCCGGATACTTATCCATGGGAAATGCTTGGCTTCACCGATCAGCCTACATGGTGGCAAACACGTTACGGACCTGCACCATATACAAGTGATAACTTAGTATTATGGAATGATTTAGCACAGGGTATCGATTGGAATAACGGCAACCCTGTTGTTATACCAAAAGCAGTTCGCCCACAATTATTACAAGTATTGCCAGTAGATAGCGCAGGTAATTTAGTATCACCATTCGTATCTATTGTAGGTAATTACAGCAACACATCATTTAACCGTGATTGGAAAGTTGGTGATGTGGGTCCAGCAGAATTCTCATATCGCAGAAGTAGTAGCTGGCCTTTTGACTTAATGCGTATATTAGCATTGACTAAGCCTGCTGAGTTTTTTAATTTAGGGGTTGATGTTGACAATTACAAATACAATGAAGAATTTAATCAATACTTGGTTAATAATCGCAGTCACCTAGTCATCAGTGATGTAGAAATATACGGCAATGGAATTGCTAAAACAAGTTATATCAACTGGGTAGTTGACTTTGAGAAACAAGTTGGTATAGATGCAACAACAAATATTACAGAATTATTAGATAATATTGACGTTAGGTTAGTATATCGTGTAGCAGGATTTAGTGATAAAAACTTATTAAAATTCTATGTTGAAAAATCTACAGCAAATAGCAATAACAGTAGTTTATTAATTCCCGATGAAAGCTATCAGGTACTGCTATATGATAACCAACCCTTTGACCGTATTACGTACAGCGGGGTAGTAATTCAATTAACAGATCAGGGCTACTATAAGGTATATGGCAATAGTCAAACTAATGCATACTTTAATGTATTGCTACCTAAAATTAATGGTAGATATGAAAGAGTATCTGTTCAAGGCTTAAGCGTTCAACTAGCCACAGACTATTACTCTAATCCTACATTGGTTGCGTATGGCACAGAATTTTATAACGTACAAGAAGTAGCACAATTCCTAGAGAGTTATGGTAGATACTTAGCAAGTCAGGGTGTGTTGTTTGACCAAATAGAATCTGGATTAGAAGTAAGCTGGAGACAAATGGTTGCTGAATATTTATATTGGGCACAAACTGGTTGGGAATCAGGCAGTATTGTTAATATAAATCCTGCGGCATCATTCCTCTCTATCAATAAAGATAGTTATATTGTACAACCATTGACGTTACAACAACAAAACTTTGTGTTAAATCAAAACTTATATCCAATACAAAGCACTGATTTAAGTATTGTACGTGATGGTACATTATTCTCTGCACAACCACTAAATCAAGGTGATACTATTGCGTATGGTCAATTTAATATTAGTAACTTTGAACATGGCATTGTCTTTGACAACGTTACATTATTTGACGATGTGATTTACAACCTAACAACTGGCTTACGACAAAATCGTATTAACGTTCGTGGCACAAAAACTGCTGACTGGAATGGTACAGTTGATGCTCAAGGTTTTATTCTTAATCAAGACAACATACTTGATTGGAGCAAAGAAGTTAAGTATACTACAGGATCAATCGTCAAATACAAGAACAAATACTGGATTGCTATTACCATCATTCAAGCAAAAGCTGTATTTGATGAACGTGAATGGAAAGAAACAGATTATAACGAAATACAAAAAGGCTTATTACCTAACACCAGTACACGTTCATATGAATCTACATTGTACTATGATGTAAATCGTGCTAACTTAGAAAATGATGCTGACTTGTTAAGCTTTAGTTTGATTGGCTATCGCCCACGTAATTATTTGGCTCTTGCTGATTTAACAGATATTACACAGATTAATGTCTATAAAAACTTTATTAAGAATAAAGGAACAATGAATGCAGTTAGTGCATTTAAGGGAGCTAATTTACCACAAGGTGGTATTGATTATGATGTGTATGAAAACTGGGCTATTAAATCAGGTGAGTTTGGTGGTGTATTAAATAGCAACTTCATTGACTTCAAGCTTAATGAAACATTATTAACAGGTAATCCAAGTATTGTTGGATTAACAAATGGTGTATCAACTGATGGTGTACAACAAGAAGTACCTTTATATAGTATATATAACTATGGTAGACCAATAAATTCTACTACTGTTCTACCCACATTACCAACTGATACCCCTTCAACACTGTTCCCTTATGCAGGTTATGCTAATTTTAATGATATGCGTATTGCCGCATATTATTATTTTAACTTAGCAAATAGTACATCTCCTAGTGGAGAGGTAGTACCTTTAGCAAGACTATACGTGGGTCAATATGTTTGGATAGCCGATTACCAAGGTACATGGCAAGTAATGACACCTATAAGTTTAGGTGCAATCATATTTGCTAAAAACAATTTGAACGGTACTGCAACAATTACATTCAGTACACCTCATGGACTGACAAAATATCAGCCTTTTGCAATAGTTAATTTTAATGATAGTTTAAATGGTTATTACGTTGCTACAACTATAGTTGATCCAAACAATATTATTGTTAATGTCACATTAGATCCTGCCATCACTACTATAACTGGTCAAGGCGTAGGATTTAGATTCCAATCGCAACGTGTAGATAACCCTAGTGATATTATTAATTTACCATTACTGAATAATGAATTTGTTAAAAATAAGGTATGGGTAGATACTAATACTGACGGAAGTTGGGCAGTATATCGTAAATCTATTAATTATGCATATGATTCCGAACTAGTTAAAGACGGATCAGAAACATTTGGTAGTGCAGTCGCATATACTGATAGTTTGGGTTATTTAGTTGGGGATGCAGATGCAGGTGTTGTGTATCGTTATAGCTTTAATGACTTATTCAACCAATATTTGTTAACTCAAACATTAACACAAACATCTTCATTTGGAACAACAATTGCATATGCAGATGATATATTTGTAATATCTCAACCTACAGGTGCAAGCACAGTTTACATTTACCAACTAGTTGTTAACACTACAGTAGATGCTTTACAATCATTTCAAACAGCAATAACAGCACCAGGTGGTGTTACTGAATGGGGAAGAGCAATTGCAATTTCAGGTGATAAGAACTGGTTATATATTTCTGCAGTAACATCGTCAGCTAGTTTAGTTTATGTATATCAACTATCTGCCGTAACAGATGAATATGAGTTATCTACTACAATCGATTTTGGATTACCTAATACTGATAATTTTGGCTATTCGTTAGCTACTGATTATTATGGCGATACTATAATAATTGGTGCACCTACAAAACAATATGATAGCAGTACCAGTAACTGGGGCTATACATATGTTTATGATAGAACAGTACAAAATGATGAAGCACAATATACTAGTTTACCTGACGTTCCTCAAACATTCGCAATGGCTTGGACACCGTCGACTACAACTATTACAGCAACTGCAAGTGATGCAGGTACAGATCGTTTTACATGTGCAGATAGCTCATCGTTGGTAGTAGGTAGTCCAATCGTATTTACCGGTACTGTATATGGTGGTGTTTCTTTAAATACTGTATATTACATATTAGCTAAACCAACAGGCACTACATTTACTATATCGACCGAGCGTAGTGGAACTATATTACCATTAAGTACTGATACCGGGTCTATGTCTGTTGTACAACAAAATGATAGTTTATTAGTAAATGTTAACGGAACACTAATAACAGACAATAATTATAGTATAATAGGTTCTACCTTTAATGTGTACAGTTCATTAAATGCAGGTGATATTGTTACTATAAGTGGTAACAACTTTGTATTAGCTCAAACGTTAACTACCGAGACTACTCCTAGAATTGGAGTACAGTTTGGTACTAGCATTGACACAACTACATATGCAACTGAAATACTAGTTGGTGCACCCTTTGAGATTAACAGTCAAAACCAAGAAGGTGCAGTATATCGTTATACCAATGGTGGTAGCAAATATGGTATGGTAATCGGTACCAGTAATTGTGCAATCACTACAAGTAGAACTATATTAATTAATGGCTATATGGTTGTGTTACCTGCTGGTAATGCAACTACATCTGCTACTGCTATTAATCAATCAAATATAACTAATGTTTATGCTACTGCATTAGATGGTAAATTGATTATCAGTTTAATAGATAATGCATTGGCATTAGTTAATGATAAACTTAATATTACCTCATTAGCAACTGCTACATGGGCAGAGTTAGGATTTAACCAATATACTCAAACTCAAGTTATTAACGATCCGCATGTTCAAGGTACTACTCAGTTTGGTAATGTAGTTAAGTTTAATGAGTTTGACTCATTTATTGTTAGTGCACCTACTGCTACACGTTATGAAGCAACTACGTTTGATGCATCGGATGATGACAACTATGACAATGACACATTATTTGACAATAATGCCACTCAGTGGGTAGACACATATAGAAATGCCGGAGCAGTTTATATGTTTGATTATTTAGGTGTATATAATGAAACATTAGCTAACTGTGGTAACTTTGTATATGCTCAGAGTGTAAACGACATTAATGAAACATTTGGTAGTCAACCCATGTATGGTCATGCATTAGAGTTTAATGCATCGCAAGTGGTTATAGGTACACCAGACTTTAAACCGGACACTGTTGCAGGACAAATTGTAACTTATACTAATGCTACCGGTGCTACTGATTGGAGTGTATATAGAAGCTCAAGTCCAGTTGTTGACATTGACAGAATACAAAATATTCAGTTATACAGTGCGTTGACTAATAACACATTAGATAATTTAGATTATATCGATCCATTACAAGGAAAAATATTAGGGTCAGTAAGACAAAACATTGATGTTGTATCTAATGCAGACCCTGCAGGTTATAACTCACCTAACAAACCATTAGGAACAATAGTTTGGGGTGCCGCACAAGTTGGTCAATTGTGGTTCAATACAAGTACAACTCGTTTTGTAAATTATCATCAAAATGACGTAGTATATGATAGTAAATGGTGGGGGCAAGTATTCCCAGGCAGTGATGTTACAGTGTATAGTTGGATAACAAGTAATGTTCCTCCTGCTCTGTATACAGGGCCTGGTACAGCATATGATATTGATTCATATGCTATAGAATATATGTTAAATTCTACTGGTGTATTGACGCCGGTATATTTCTATTGGGTACGTAATACCAATATTGTGTTCACTAAAACTGGAAAAACACTATCAGACAGTATTATACAGATGTACATCACTTCGCCTATAAACTCTGGTATAAGTTATTTCGCTCCTTTAGAACAAGGCATTTATGCTTTGTATAACTGTGGAGAAAACATCAACGGAACTGATACAGTATTACATATTGGATATAGTACAGGCACAAATGATGATACATCACACAGTGTATATAACTTAATACGCACTAACTATGCTGATGATTTCTTACCTGGATTACCAGAAGTATCACATACTCATACTATAAATCATGGCACTAATAACACTACTACAGGAATTCCAGAATCATTGTATGATAGAATGTTAGATAGCTTGTGCGGAGTAGATGAATCCGGTGGTGTTGTCCCCGATCCATATTTACCTAAACCAGTACAGTCTGGTATATATGCTAGACCAAGACAAAGCTTCTTTGTTAATAGATTCCTTGCATTGAAAAACTATTTGACTTATGCTAACGAAGTGTTAGCACAATATCCTATAACTGAAACAAGAAACGCTAGCTTTTTAAATGCAAAAAATCCAACTATAATAGAAACTATTGTTGCTGGCAATTGTCAAGCTAATACAATATATACTATTGTAACTGTAGGTGATGTTGATTGGACTAGTATAGGTGCATCAAGTAATACAGTGGGAGTTACATTTACTGCTACTGGACCTGCTACCGGTTCTAGTAGAAATACAGGTACTGCATCGTTCTTAGCATTTACAGAAGGCGCCAAGTATAATACACCTGACTATTGGAGTTATATAAATTGGTGGGCAACCGGATATGACAATAATACAAAATCAGCGTTACAAGTTCCTATCTATGCAGACTTGGCTACAGTTGATGCAAGTCCCGGTTTAATAGTTACAGTTACTGCAAACGGTGACGGTAAATCAGAAACCTATGTTTATACTAATTTAGGTATATGGGAACGTATTGGCTTACAAGATGGTACAATTGCATTTGACTCAAGCTTATGGGATTATAAAACAGCACGTTTAGGATTTGGTGATAACTTCTTTGACACAACTCCTTATGATTTGTACCCTTCGCAAGAAACACGCAACATTACACGTGCATTAAATGAAGAAATCTATACTAACGAATTATTGATTTTTAGAAACAAGAGCTTGATTTTATTATTTGAGTATATTCAAAGTGAAACAATCGAGTCACAAAATTATTTGCCATGGTTAAATAAAACGTCATTTATTGATGTAGCACACACCATTCGTGACTTACGACCAATTGAAGTATATCAATCAGATAACCAAGATTTCTTGTCAGGATATATTAACGAAGTAAAACCATACCATGTAGTTATCAAAGAGTTCTTGTTTAAATATACAGGCACAGATGTATATGCAGGTATTATTACTGATTTTGATTTACCAGCACAATATAATACGTCAGTAGAGCAGTTTATTACTCCTGAGTTAGTTTATGCTAACCCAAGTTCAGCTAATCAATATTTACCTACAGATCCTATATGGCAAACAGCTCCGTATAGTGAATGGTTTAATAACTATGGATTAAGTATTACTGGTGTAAACAACTATCAAATCACAGTATTAGCATCATATATTTCACTAAACGCTGGTTCGTTTGCAGTAGATAATGCATACGGTTTCCCAATTAACGGCACTATACTTATTGGTGATGAGTTGATAGGATACTCAAGCGTAGATAGGTCAAATAATACATTAACTGGGTTAACAAGAGGGGTAGACGGAACACCAATCACAGCACATATACCCGGTGAAATTATTTCAATGGATTTACCTGCAGTATTGTTATTAGACGGTGGGCGTGGCTACACTGAACCACCTAGAATAACCGCATATATTGACACTACGATATATCCTGAACCAAGACGCCCTGCAGTACTACAAGCAGTAATGAGTTTGGACTCAATATTAAGTGTGAATGTAATTGATCCGGGCGATGGTTATGCAGTATTACCGCAAATCATTATAGATCCTTCTATCTTAATTCCTTTTACTGCAAATAATGTTGACACCTTAACAAGTACAATAGCGTTACCCGCACCATTATTACAAACAGGCGATTTAGTAAAATATACAGTAGGTGCTAGTACTACCGCAGTTGGTGGATTAGATACTGACCAGTATTACTATGTTGGAGTATTGGAATCAACTCCTACGTTTAACATTGCATTATATACAACTTATAGAGATGCTGTTAACGATAGTGACCGTGTTATATTGTTTGATGCCGGTACTGGAAACAATAACCTATTAAGTGTTAGTGCAAGAGCAAGCTGTATATCTACATCAATACCAATTCGTGAAAATATAATTACATTGCGATTTGATAGAACAACATATAATTCTCAAGTAACCGATTGGCAAGGTGGACAATTCTATGGTAGTTTCTATGCTGGATTGTTTAATAATAGTGAAAGAATATCTAGTTCTAGTATTGGGTTACAATCAACACAACCACCAATTGATACAATTTTAGCAAGTGCTCAAGGTGCAGTGTTTGAAGTAGAAGGTGTTACGAATGACCAAACACTAGTGTGGAGTTCACGTACACGTAATGTCACACAAACTGTTGCATCTACTGATATCATTACTATTGAACCATCAACAGGTGGTGCACCAGACGAAGGTTTTGTAGGACCAACAACTGGCTTCTATGTTGATATGCCAGTTAAATTCCAAGGCGCAGTTGGCGCAAGTAATATAGTTAACGGTACAACATATTATATAAAATCTATAATTAATGAAACTGATTTTACTATATCTGCAACTGTAGGTGGTGGATTATTTGCATTAGGTAATGCGACTATCAGCACAGCCGGATTATTGATGTATATAGGTGAAGTTACAAATACTGCGGTAGTTACACTATTCTACCCTGGTATATTAACTGCAACAGCTACTACCGCTACTACTAATACAATATCAGTGCCGACAGTTGGTACTAATAATTTAGGTGGCACTAGTGGATTCTATCCTAATTTACCAGTATTCTTTACAGGAAATGTGTTTGGCGGTGTGATTGAAAATGAAACTTATTATGTAACAACTGTTATAAATGATGAGACATTTACAATGTCTACTAAAACTGACGCATTAACCATTAGTGTTAACTCAACTTCTGCAACAGGTAATGTTATCAACTGCACAAGTAGTGTTGGACTTTCTATTAATGACCCTATCATCTTTACTGATATATCAGTGGTATCGGGTACAACAAATATTGTTGCAGGAACAACTTATTATGTAAGTGCGATAACTTCTAACTCACAGTTTGTAATATCTAGTGTAGTTAACGGTGGACCATTTAATCCCGGTACTAGTACTAGTACGATGACAGGTGTGGATCAAAAGGATATTGTACAATTAACAACTACAACCGGATCAATGACATGTAACGTTGGTTTACCAGTAAGTCCAGGACAAGTTACCGGACAACAGTTTACGTTCTATCCAACATCAACTACAACTGAAACAGTTACTGGAACTAACGGTAATCTAGTTGTAAGAACAATAGATAATGCGCTTGCAAATGGAGATTATTTAAGTGTTACTTCACTAAGCGGTGGATTAACTAATATGTATATTAATATGCCAATCACTGTTGCTAGCAACTACGGTGGTTTAATAGGTGGTACTACATATTACATAAACGAGTTAGGCATTGTACAAAATGATGTAATTGCTACTACTGCTGGTAACTTACTAACATGTACTAGCACAGCAGGTTTCTATGATGAAATGCCAATTATATTCAGCGGTACTGCATTAGGCGGATTAGTATTAGATACACTATACTATGTTATTGGATCTTCTATTACTAGTACGCAGTTTAAAATATCAGAAACTGCAGGAGGCAGTGAAGTTGATTTGACTAGCGATAGTGGTGCTACTATGACTGCAACTGGTCAACCATATATTAAGGTATCAGCTACTAAAGGTGGAGGTGTATTCGCATTAACCAATGCAACAACTACGGTAGTAATGACACAAGCACCCACAGCAGTACCTGAATTTGATGTAAGTTGGGTATTAGGTGGATATACAATAAGCATAAACGATCCAGGTGAAGGATACACACTAGATAATACTATTACTATTTTAGGTACTGATTTAGGTGGAACAACTCCAGCTAATGATTTGGTTATGACAGTTAATACTATTGACACTATAACTGCAAATCCAAATAATGAGTTCTTACCATTAGAATCTAATGGCTCTATTGAGTCAGTTATTGGTTCAGGAACACCTAACGCTACTGTAACACAATATTACTTAAAGGTTATATCTGCGTCAGAGTGTGAAGTATATAGTGATCCTTTATTACAGATACCCGTAAGTGGAATAAACTTCCCTTATACTACCGGTGATTATACATTACTTCCAGAACCGTTCTACTTCAATCAAAGCATTGTAAAATACAATAACAATGTATATCAATGTATTGTAAGTAACAATGATGATGAGTTTATATTTGGTAAATGGGAGTTGTTATTAAGTGATAGTAGAAAACTAAATGCGTTAGATAGAATTGTTGGTTATTATCAACCAACAGTAAATATGCCGGGATTAGATTTAACACAGTTAGTAGATGGAATTACATATCCAAATAGTACATATATGGGTAATGCATTTGCCCCTAATGATGAATATACATTGGACACTATATTACAAGACCAACAGTTTAATCCAACAGCAGTTAATACTACTGCAGTAGTTTGGAATGGTACAAGATATATTGCTGCCGCAAACACACCTGACTATTCCGATATTATTACAAGTGATACAGGTAGTACATGGGATTTTAATCAAATATCATCACAACCGATAGGATTGTCTGACATAACTTATTCTGGTACAAAATATGTAATCAGTTCTACTAATATAGCAACTCCTATATTAATAAGTGATGACGGAGATACATGGACTACTACTGGATTGGCAGCTAATACTGTATCAGTTACTAGTACTAGTTTAAATAGCGTTACATATCTAAATGGTTTATATATGGCAGCCGGTGATATTATTGTATCAAGTTCGGATGCATATACATGGACAGAAAGATATAGATTTACTAACTCTGTATTATATGGAATACAAGGAATTGATATCAATAACTTTACTGGATTTATTGCGGTAGGTTATGGTCCTGACTATAGTGTTATCCCGACAATAACTCAATCGGTTGTATTACGAAGCGTTAATGGTACTGTATGGAATAATGTAACTCCATCGGGTTCAGCAGAAACAATGTATGGAGTAACTAGTGGCAATAACATTATTGTTATAGTTGGCGACAATGGTACTATCTTTACTAGTGTGAATGGTAGTAATTGGGTTGATACAAGTACTGGTAGTGACAATTTAAGAGATGTGGTATATTCTGACAGCCTCGGACTATTTGTTGCAGTTGGACAATCAGGATCTGTTTTAACATCATCAGATGATGGTGCTACTTGGACATCACAAACTTCAACTACAACTGAGAATTTAAATGGTATCATTTGGAATAGTGATGCCGAAGAGTTTATTATAACTGGTGAAAACAACGTTGTACTACAGAGTTCAGATGGAATAACTTGGACAAGTACAAATATATTTGTTACATTACCTACAGTGTATGATGTTCAAGGTGATGCATTTACTGCAGGTTATGGTCCAGAAGAACTTGTACCAGGTGTAGTTACTGATAATCTAACTATGGTTGTAACAACACGTCCGGGAACAAACTGGGATGTAGAAACATATCAACATGTTGGATATAACGTAGTATCTTCTGAGATAACTCCAATTGGATTAACACAAGTATTGTTTAGCTTTGATGGATTAGTACAAACTCCTGCACAAATATCTGTATTCCAAATTGATAGTGCGACTGGTTTAGCGACAAGATTGTATGAACCTGATGCATTCACTATTGATTGGATAACAAAAACAGTTGAATTAACTACTGCATTACCTGCAGGTGATAAGTTAATGATTGATGTTTATGAAGTGGGCAACGGCGATCAACTAGAAAAATCTAACTCACAGACTGATCCTATTAGACTAAACTCTACTACTGGATTTAATGAGATTTATTTAAACTGCAATTATAGTGCTACAATCAGTGCTGGGTCTGGAGTAGTAAGACCAGGCACACAACCAATACATGTTATAGCAACGGAAACTGATAGTACAGATGATACTATATTATGTGAAAATGTTGTTAACTTCACATTAAACGACCAAATAATATTTGGAGGTGATGTTTTTGGTGGTATTGTAGCAGACACACATTATTATGTTAAAACTATAAGTGAAGTAACCAATAAAATTACTATTTCAGATACAATAGTAACAGGTGTTGCAGGCCCGGCATTTGCACTAACATCTGATGTAGGTTCTATGGATGTAATAATAGAAACCGGCAGTGGTACATATTGGACTGATCCTATTGTATATTATAATGGTAATAAACTTGTATCAGGTAACACAGCCCGTGTAATACAAACTATTAGTAGCACCAACAGTATTGTATGTAATTCAACTGATGGTATATCAGTAAATGAGACTATCGTGTTTAGTGATACTATGTTTGGTAATGATATCACTCCTCAAACGGTATATTATATTAAATCAATAATTGATGGTAATGAATTTACGATTTCTGAGACAAGCGTTGCAGGTGTACCTGGACCAGTACTTACACTAAGTGATGCAGTCGGTGGCGCACTAGGAGTCACCAATGATTATGCATTGGGCATAGCAGATAATGGCATTTCAGCAAAAATGATTTTTGCGGCACAATATGATGATACAGTGGATTATTTAAATTACACAGTATTTGGAGAAACTTTCCCAAGTCAGTATGGATATACTATACCTGAAACACAATTGTTTGAAGGAGACGGGACAACTGATACATTTGTACTAGATAATTATGTAGGCGGTGATAATCCGTTGAACGCAATAGTAGAAATTAATGGATTACGAGTGGATCAAGGTGTATCTACCTATACTATATCATTTGGGCCTGACACAATTGTATTTGACACAGCACCAAGTAATGGTGATATTATTTCTGTAACTAGTTATAATTTAACTGATCGACAGTATTTTAATACACAATATGGCTTGACCGGCGAAACGGTTTCTGCCATAACTTACATTAATAATGCCACTACACCAGTACAGGTCACTACTACAACTGCACATGGTTTAACTACAGGTAATATTGTAAGAATAGACGGTGTACAAGGTTCAGTACAATTAAACAACAATACATACTATGTTGATGTTATAAGCACTACTGTATTGGATTTGTATTATGATGACACCTTACTTGATCCTGTTATTTCAGTATCATCATATACAGGTGGTGGATATGTTTGGTTAGATGAAACATTTACCGTAGATAGTGATTGGGAACAAGATAATGTTGACAGATTATGGGTAACAATTAATGGTTATCGTGTACCATCAAGCTCATTATATTTGAATGCCAATAACAATCTAAGTATTTTAGCTCCAGTAGATAGTGCAGATAGCATTACTATTACTAGTATGATGCCAAGTGCAACCCCTAATCAACTGGTATATTTACAGAATGTTAATAAGACTAACACGCCGTCGGTATATAGAGCGAACACTAATACTAGAACATGGTTAGTTGCCCCATTGTATAATACTGACAATACAATCTATGTAGCAGATGTTAGTCGAATTACTGATACAATAATACAAGCTGTAACTGTACCGGCCGCAGTAGATGGTATTACTACTATTGGACTGACAGCAGATAAAAACATTATTTCTCAAGTTATTGTGTATAATACCACAACTAGCACTTATGTAAGTTCTACTAATTATAGTATAGTAATTCAAAACTTAGCGCCAGTATTGCAAATAACTGCCGGAGTAACGGTGGGAGATAGCATAGTGATTACTACGATTGAGGGGAATTTAATATATCTTAATGGAGAACAGATTAGATTTACTACAGTAGACTTAAATGCTAATACATTAAGTGGGTTGCAACGAGGCACAAATGGTACAGGAATATTGACTTATATACCGGTATATAGCGAGGTATATGGAATATTATCCAATAACATGTTACCTAGTGTAAATTACAATTTGACTTGGAATAGCAATATTTACAATGTATCTCAGGGTGATCCGTTGCAGATTAGTGAGACTAATGCCGCAATATTCTTAAATACGGACATATCTTAAATGATAAATAAATATATGAGCAATAATATAGAAGAAAATAAGACTACACCTGTACCGGAATATGGTCCTAAACCTGACGAACATGGTGGGTTTTACTTCTCATCTCATTTAAAAATAACTGATCCAAATACTAAAGAAGTATTGGTTCAACAAAGAGGCGATAACTAATGTCAGTAATAACACTATCATATAAAGTAGAAGGGTTTTTAAAGATTTATGACCCTAATAACGGAGAAGTACTAGTAGATAAGCACAACGCCATCAACTATGAAAACATGAGTGAGGCCATTGCTGACACATTAAGTAGTCGTGGTTACGGAGAAATTTATCAGATGGCATTTGGGAACGGTGGTGCAAGCGTAGATGAAACAGGTGTTATCACATATCTACCCCCAAATACAACTGGTCAAAATGCTGCCTTATATAATCAAACATATGCAAAAATTGTAGATGATACTAGCGTTTTTAACTTAGATGCTACCCGTAATAAAATGACAGTTACGCACACAACGGGAAAAGTATATACTGATATATTAGTGCAATGTTTATTAGATTACGGTGAGCCTGCAGGTCAAAATGCGTTTGACAATAGCACACAAACGGACTCATCATATATTTTTGATGAGCTTGGTCTATTGGCAAATTATGGTACGGATAATGACGGTAACGTGATTACCAGATTACTAACACACGTAATTTTCCATCCAGTACAAAAGAGTTTGAATAGACAAATACAAATAGATTATACAGTCAGGATTCAAAGCTTGACAAACTTAGTGACAATTTAAGATAAATAACAGAATATCGGGGTAATTTAATATGGCATATACGATTGTAAAGAGTGATGGAACAGTACTAACAACCATTGCTGACGGTACTATAAACACAACTAGTACATCATTGGGTTTACCGGGCAGGAACTATGCTGGGTATGGCCAATCACTTGATACCAACTTTGTTCATGCAATGGAAAACTTTGCAGACTCTGTTCCTCCTTCTAATCCATTGCGAGGTCAATTATGGTATAATACTAATGATAGCACCTTGTGTGTTTGTCCAGCAGATGGAACTACAACTGCTAGCTCTTGGATTACACTAGCGCAGTCAGGTGGTTCAGGTACAACAACATTTGGATCGGTAACTGTTACAGGTAATCTTCAAGCAAACAATATCACTGCAGTAAACGCATTAGTCGGGGACACAATCACTGTTCGTCTAGCAACAGTTACTGCAAATGCGTCAATCGCAAATGCAAATGTTACAAATGGTAATATCACCACATTAACTACAGCAAATATTACTTCTGGTTCGTCAACAACTATCGGCAATATTACAGGTACTTGGACAGTAACAGGTGGTTCAGCCGGTAACAGTTTAGTAGTTGCTAATGGTAATGTTTATACAACTGGCATTAAAACAGATAACTATTACTATGCAAATGGTACTCCATTCAACCCAACAGGAACATATGGTAATGCTAATGTAGCATTATTTTTACCAACATATACCGGTAACTTGCAACCATCATTGGTAACAACTTCTGCAATCGCAGGTGGTGGTACGATTTCTGGTATATGGACATTGGCTAGTGGTGCTAGATTAAATGCAACATACGCTGACTTAGCAGAACGTTTTGAGGCAGATGCAACATATGATGCAGGTACAGTTGTTGAATTGGGCGGAGATGCAGAAATAACTGCAGTAGTAAATGAACTAAGCGAAGATGTATTTGGCGTGGTATCTAACACAGCGGCGTATTTAATGAACGCCGGAGCAGGGGATGATTTAACTCATCCACCAGTAGCTGTTGGTGGTCGTGTACAAGTTAAAGTTACAGGCAAAGTTCGTAAAGGTCAACGTTTAGTAAGTGCTGGAAATGGTATTGCACGTGCAGCCAAAATAGGTGAAGCAACATCATTCAATGTAATTGGACGTGCTCTAGCAAACAAAACTACTGATGACGTTGGCACCGTAGAAGCATTCGTTTCAATTAAATAAGGATAAAACATGAGTTACGCACAATATGCAACGATTGAAGCTGGTGATTTTAACACATTGGTAACTGGATTTGCCAATGGAGCAGCCAATACTAGTACTGCCGCACTGAACACTGTCTGGTCAACCGGAACACAAAATAGAGGTTATGGTCAAACAGCAATCGTAGCAGAAACTGCAGGTAATACTATTACTGCTACTAAGTGGGCAGCATTGGTATCAAACACTGCTAATTCAGCCTCACATCAAAGTTCTAGTATTACTAGCGTTACAGCCCCTGCAGTTGGAAATACAATTACATATTTGTCTGCTATTCCTACAAACTTAACAACTATCTATAATAATAGATTGAATGCAGTATCACAAAGTGCAACCAGTTCTAATGCAGCCGTGTATGCAAGTACATGGGCTAGTGCAATTACATTTACACATACGATAACATTCGCCAATGGTGATGCCGCACGTTATTTCTTTAATTCAGGCGGACAATTAGCTATTACTGCAACACACGCTAACTCAACTTCAGGTATTAACTTGTTAGTGAATAACTTAGCAAGTAACGTAGGAACAGTTGTATTAAGTTCACCTACTACAGGTACTGCTACAATTGCTAGCACAAGTTATAATGGTGTTACTAAAGTAGGTGGCGGAGGATCAACTCCTACTATATCTACTAATAGTGGATACTATTCTTGGACAACAAGTAATGCAAACATATTCTATCAAACTGCTAGCACAGGACCTTCTGGATACCTATCAACTAATATCAACATCTTTGTAAAAACAAATGGAACTGTTGGTAGTAACGGAGATGTAGGTAATGTTATTACAATCTATACAGTTTGGGACGAAATACCAAATGGATTAACAGTTGGAACTGGATCTACTACTACAGTAACTATTCGTCCACCCGAAACAACTTATATTGCTAATACTTGGGGCACACCTACAGTAGGTGGCACTGTAACAGGTAGTTAATTTTTAACAACAGCACAGTATCTATCTAAATACTCGTAGGAGTGTTTATGGATACCAAAACCTTAATTACTGAGGCGAAAGCTCGCTTCAATCACAATAGCGCAAAAGCGCAACTCAAAGACAAATACGATGGAAAACTCATTGTTGCAGAACAAGGGGGACTTTGGAAAGCAAGCCCTGAACTTATTTCTACACTAAATGCATTTGATGATAACTTCATCGTACTTATTGATAACTTTGACAATCCTGTACAGGTTAACAGAGAACAACTATTAACTGTACTAAAAACTACTTACCAAAAAGTCATGCTTGACTGGTATAAAGAATGGAAAGAACTAGAGACTAAACGATGAACAGAGGAGCAATACTATTTGCATTTAACTCAACAAAGTTTGACTACTATTCAATGGCAGTTGCAACAGCGAAAAGAGTTAATCATTTTTTAAATATGCCTGTTACAATCGTGACGGACACTAACTCCATATCTGATTCACCGTACAAGTTTGATAAAACAATACTAGTAGAACCCGACAAAAGTAATACCAGAGACTGGGGGATGTGGATTAATAAGGGTCGTTATCAGGCATATAACTTATCACCATATTATGAAACTCTATTATTAGACACAGATTATATGGTTAACTCAACTAAGACATTGGATATATTTAACTACTATGATGATTTTTGTTGTCATAATAAAACTAGTTATCTAATGCAACCAGGATTACCACAAGAAGTACTGAGTGTTTATAGTTTCGAAACACTGTGGGCAACAGTTGTTGCTTTTAAAAAGTCAAATAGAGCTAAACAAATATTTGATTGTTTAGAAATGGTTCAAAAGAACTTTAATCACTATGCAGATTTACACGGATTTATTGCTGAAACATATAGAAATGATTACGCACTAACACTTGCTCTTAGAATAGCTAATGGACATTCTACACTAAAACAAGATTTTATACCATGGAACTTAGTACATTTAGGACAAAAGAATGTACATATCTATCGCAATAATGATACTGAGTTTAATACAGAATATACTATCATGCATGATAACTGGCAACGTGGTAAACTACGTAAAGAATATACCACTATCAAGGATATGGATTTTCATGTAATGAATAAACTTAACTTTATGGAGCTAATAGCATGAGTAAAGGGTTTGTTATTATGGCACAAGATACTGATAAGGTTAGCTACACTAACTGTGCCAAAGCATTAGAACTAAGCATCAAACGTGTCATGCCTAATAGTAATGTAACAATAATTACCAGTGATATGCTACCATATGGTGACCTGGGTGGCTATGCAAATGATTGGCAAGTATATGAATGTAGTCCATATGATGAAACAATCAAACTAGAAGCTGATATGTTTTTTACCCGCAATATTGACCATTGGTGGGATATATTAAGTATTAACGATGTGGTTGTGTCAAATACTATACGTAACTTTAAAGGAGATATATCTGACTGTAGAGTATATCGTAGATTTATAGATGATAATCAATTACCCGACTGTTACAATGCAATTACATACTTTAAAAAATCTGAAACAGCTAAACAGTTTTATACTGTAGTTAAAGATGTATTTGAGAACTGGGAAGAATACAAACTTGTACTTAAATGTAATCCAAATGAAGAGGTAAGCACAGATTGGGCATATGCATTAGCATGTCATATTATTGGTGTAGAAAAAACAATGCTACCTGACTTTACTGAAATGAGTATGGTACACATGAAACGTTATGTTAATGGTTTGCCCAGTGAAGACTGGACTAATACATTGGTATATGAGTTATTACCCGATACTATCAGAATAAATTCCTACCCACAATTATACCCGTTACACTATCATGTGAAATCATTTAGTGATATAATATTAGAAAGCTACAAATGGAACACATATTAATTTGGGAAGCACCACCTATCATCAAACCTGAGTTTAGGTTATATTATGATGATAAAGGTAAGGTGTTGTTTTATACATGTGACAAACCTGAAGGTAAATACATAGTTATTGATGCTAATACATTTGCACAAGGACGTCCGGATATTAGAGTAGTTGATGGTAAAATCGCATCAGTTGATTCCGGAGCAGTTGTATCCAAACTAATATTAAATATTGAAGGTATATCTTGCGCTAGCGAAGATATTAGTATTGTAGTAGATGAAACGTATGATGGTGAAACTAATAAATGGAAATTAATAACATATGAACTTGGATGATATTATTGATGTAGCAGATTTAGATTGTATCTATCTTAGCTATGATGAACCACAAAAAGAAGAATTTTGGCTAAAGATTAAAAACATGGTGCCTTGGGCTAAACGTGTTGATAGTGTTAAGGGATCTGATGCGGCACACAAAGCCGCAGGTGAAGCGAGTGATACAGAACGCTTTATATTGATTGACGGCGACAATATGCCAGAAGAAAGCTTCTTCAACATTCAGTTAGATTTTACTGATAAGGATGAAACCTTTCGTAAAGCACAGTTTCGTTGGAAGGCGGTTAATAGTATCAATGGACTACGCTATGGCAATGGCGGTATGAGTTCATGGACAAAAACTTATGTGCGTGAAATGAAAACACATGAGCATCAAAATGAAGGTGATGTTTCACGAATAGCTGACTTTTGTTTAGACAGCAAAGACAACTTATATTGGGCAATGCATGATTGTTACTCTACTACTTATCCTAATTATACTCCGTTTCAAGCGTGGCGTGCTGGTTTCCGAGAAGGAGTCAAAATGGTGCTCGACCGAGGAGCGAAACCATCAGTCGACCAATTCAAAGAAACTGTAGCAACACGTAATCTCAACAATCTAACGATCTGGCATAACATAGGTCGTGATGTAGAGTACGGCGACTGGGCTATTTATGGCGCACGACTAGGTACATACATGACCATGCTCACCGAGTGGGATCCTACTAATGTGCAATGGTTTGATAACTATACAGTACTATGGGAAGAGCATTCACATAGAGATCCTGACCGTGAATCGGCATTACTCGGAGCTTCATTGCAAGACAAATTGGGACTACCTATGCATCACTTTGATGGAGGACAAAGCAAGTTCTTCAAACGTCATTATAAAGCAGACTTTAGAAATATAGGTCCGTTAGTAACTGAAATGGAAGTTATTCGTAAGATTGAAGGCTGGTAATATGAGTGAAAATATAAAAGGCGATGAAGTTAGCAAAGTTGATGGCAAGTTTCAAAGCTTATATCAAAACTCATCTGAACAAGTACTAAAAGAACTTAACAAAGTAAGCCCAAGCTTTTGTTTAGCTAAGTGGTATAATGTAAGTATTCATATTCCTACAGGTAGAACACATAGTTGCTATCATCCTCCTACTCATCCTATTCCATTGGAAGAAGTAAAGATTGATGTAAGCGCATTACATAATACCAAATATAAAAAAGAACAACGCAAACTAATGTTAGAGGGCAACCGCCCTGATGAATGTAACTTCTGTTGGGAAATAGAAGATAGCGGTAATCAATTAAGCGATAGAGCATACAGAAGTAAAGATGTATTTGCCCCGGGTATGATTGAGGAAGCAGTTAAGATTGGTCATGACGGTAATCCTAAGCCCAGGTATGTAGAAGTTAACTTCAATCAAGCATGTAACTTTAAATGTACTTATTGTAGTCCACATCTATCTACTGCTTGGATGCAAGATATTGAAAAGAATGGAGCATTCATATTAGCAGATAGATGGCATAATGACATGACTTGGATGAAGCAAGCCAATATGATTCCAAACAATAGGTCAGACAATCAATATGTTGAAGCATTCTGGGAATGGCTACCCGATATATATCCCACACTACAAACATTTCGTATGACCGGCGGTGAGCCGTTGATGGATAAAAACACTTTTAAGATGTTTGAGTACGTTAAGGATCACCCAAAGAAAGACTTACAATTAAGTTTAACTAGTAACTGTTGCCCTCCTGCAGGTCAGTGGGATAGGTTTATGCAGGGTCTAAAGGATATCACTGATGCAGATGCTGTAGATCATTTTATGTTATTTTGTAGTTTAGACAGTTGGGGTAAGCAGGCTGAATATATCCGTACTGGTATGGATTTTGAATTACTAGAGAAAAATATTATTGACTTTTTAATCAATAGTCAAAAGCATAGTTTAACATTTATCGTAACATTCAATGCACTAAGTTATACAGGCTGGGTAGAATATGTTAAACAAATACATAATATGCGTAAAACATATTGTACTGATAGACAACTGATTTGGTTTGATGTTCCTATGTTATCTAGTCCTGAATGGCTTAACCCTAGATTATTCCCAGAACTTATTACAGAGCTTGAGAAGTCAGTTAAATATATGAGTGAAAACAAAGAGGCAGATCATAACAGATTTAAAGGCTTCAAAGATTTTGAAATTAATAAAGTTGAAAGACTTATCGATTGGGTAAAAACCGAAAGCGATTTTAATAGAAGTTTAGCAATGAAAAACTTTTATCTGTACTTCACTGAACATGATAAACGTAGAGGAACAAACTTCTTAGAAACCTTCCCCGAATTAACTGAACAATGGAATAAATGTAAGGACGAACATGGACGATAGAGTTGTATTTGTAAAAAACGTAAGAGATAGATTAAATGCAGTAAGCCCAAGCTTCTGTGCAATGAAATGGCTACATCAAACATTGTATCTACATACAGGTGATAATCATAGTTGTTATCATCCTAGACCACATCATATCCCATTAGATGAAATTGCGGTTGATCCAAGCGCATTACATAACACTAAATGGAAAAAAGAGCAACGTAAAAAGATGCTTGAAGGCGAGCGTCCTGGTGAATGTTACTATTGCTGGAACATCGAAGACCTAGAAGGAGATCATATCAGTGATAGAATGATACATAGTTCAAGTGATTTTAGCGAACCTCTCATTGAAAAACTAGGACAAATGCCATGGGATGCACCTGTTAACCCACGCTATTTAGAAGTTAGCTTTGGCAATGCATGTAACTATCGTTGCGGATACTGTAGCCCACAAGCTAGTACAATGTGGATGGAAGAAATCAAAAAGCATGGCAACTATGACTTAACATATAACCAGTATGGTATTGACTTTTTAACATCAGGTACGTATTATGGTCCTAAAGAAGAAAACCCATATATTGAAGCATTCTGGAAGTGGTGGCCTAGTTTAAGAAATGATTTGCACACACTACGCATTACAGGTGGTGAGCCACTAATGAATCCGGGTGCTATGCAGTTCTTTGATTTACTAGAAGATGAGCCTGCACCAAACTTAGAAATCACATTGAATAGTAACTTGGGAGTCACGTTTGACAGAGTTGACAGATTAATTGAACGTGTAGGATCATTAACATCACAAAATAAAATACGTAAGTTTAGCTTCTTTACTAGTATTGAAGGCTGGGGAGAACAAGCTGAATATATGCGTACAGGTATGAAGTGTGACCACTGGGAAAGAAACATGAAAGCAATCATGAAGACCGGTGCAACTATCAATTTGATGTGTACATTTAATGTATTATGTGTAGCAACATTTGAGAATTTGTTACACAAAGTCATTGAATGGCGCAAAGAGTTTGGTAAGCATAGTGTTGGCCTTGATACTCCTTATTTGAAAGAACCTCCCCACTGGATGATTAACATATTGACTCCTGATTTTATCCCGCACATGGACAAAACATTGAAGTTTATTCAGGATAATCCAGAACACTTCCATGCAGTAGAATATGAAAAGTTCAAGCGGGTCACTAACTATATGAAAGAACATGTGATTAGTGAAGACAAGATCCGTGCAGGACGCAGAGATTTCTATAGCTTCTTCTCAGAAAATGATAAACGATTGGGTACTGATTTGATTAAAACATTCCCGCAATATGAAGAATTTTACAAACTATGTAAGGATGTTTATGACAACTATGATAAATGAAACTAACAAACATTCTTGGTGTGTGAATGCATATCACGCAATGAGTGCAAACAATGATGGTAGCACCAAAACATGTTGTATGATTGGAGAAGAATACAATAGATTATCTAAAACTTCTAATGAATATTATATTGGTGTAAAAAGCATTAAAGAAAACTTTGATTGTGATGCCGCACAAACTATTAGAGATAATCTCTCAAATGGTATAAGAGATAATGCATGTCGTCTATGTTGGCAGGAAGAAGATGGTGGCAGAAAAAGTAAACGTTTACGTGATAATGATAAGTATATCCACGCCATCACGTATGATAATCAAAAACCATTCACAGGTCTTGCTAAAGTAGAATTAAACTTAGGTAACAATTGCAACATTAAGTGCAGAACATGTCACCCCACTATCAGTTCTACTTGGATGAAAGAAGCATTTGACTTGGATCATGCACCACAAAACACTACCTATAAAGAATTTAGTATCGGCATGAAAAAATACCATCAACATTACGATGATGAAAGTAGCTTTTGGCCTGACTTAACAGAGAACTTGGAAACAATCAAGCAGTTTGATTTTTACGGTGGTGAACCATTCTTAAGCAAAAAGATGTGGGAAATACTACGTATATGCGTTGAGCGTGGTTATGCTAAAGATATTGAATTGCATTATAATACGAACGGTACAGTATGGCCCAAAGATGTTGAACTATGGAAGCACTTTCGTTCAGTAAACATTAGCTTTAGTATAGATGGCGTTGGGGAACGGTTTGAATATATGCGATATCCTGCAAACTGGGAAGAAGTAAAATTAAATATGCAAAAAGCGATTGATTTTAATAATACTCATAACAACTTATATTTAAGTTGGTGTATGACATTGAGTAGTTTAAACATATATTACTTGCCTGAACTACTAGATGAATATTATAATAACTGGACTGGTATGGGATTCTACTTAAATCTTGTACATAATCCAAATCATTTCAATATAAGTAAAATGTCCCCTGAAGCAAAAGAAGCTGTAATTGCACAGTTAAATAATATTCCCAAAGAATATGAAAACGCATGGCATCAGCTTCCTGGTATTATTGGGTTCATGACCGGCGGTGAATATGAGCCTGCTGTTTGGGAACACATGCTGAAAACTATTGATAAGCATGATAACTATAGAGAACAAGATTTCTCTAAAACATTTAGCGAATTTGCAAAGGCGATAAGATGAGCGAACAATTCTGGAAATCTAATAACTTAATGCAGATGCACATTGAGTTAACTAACTTATGTAATGCAGCCTGTCCTATGTGTGTTAGATTTTATAATAATAGTACGCTTACTCGTCCGGATCTAGAGTTTGGTCAAATTACTATTGATAAATTTAAAAAATACTTCCCACCTGAAATCATACGTAAATGTAATCTTATCTTATTCTGCGGAGTACACGGAGATCCGTGTATTGCTAAAGATATGTATGAGATATGTGAATATATTGCTGAGTGTTCAACAGGCACCGCAGTACGTGTTAATACCAATGGCGGGATGCGTAAGAGTGAATGGTGGAGTAAATTAGGTAAACTATTTGCAAAGCATAAACACGGATTAGTAGATGAATACTGGGAAATAACATTCAGTATTGATGGATTAGAAGATACAAATCATTTGTATCGTAGAAATGTAGAATGGTCTGCATTGATGGAAAACGTAAAGGCTTATATTAATGCCGGTGGCGGAGCAGCTTGGGATTATTTAATATTTAAACATAATGAACATCAAATATTAGAAGCAAAACAATTAAGTGAAACTATTGGATTTAGAGAGTTTATACCTAAAAAAGCCTTAGGTGTTGATTCGTACAGTGCAAATCAACTAACCATCATGCCTGCATTGAATAAAGAAGGTGAGTTAGATTATATCATTGAGGCACCAGTCAACCCAAAAAATAGAAATATGTTTAATCCCAATGGTACTATGCCATTGACATATTGGTCCTTTAAAGTAGATGAATATCGTAAACTTAAAGATGATAAAGAAAACACAACAAGAAAATATAACGAAACTGCATCAAGGATTTACGTAGATGTTATTAATAATGAGAGCTTTGATGACCAAGACTCTTGTAGTATCTCATGTAAGTCTAAAACACCTAAAGGTGGCACAGAGATATTTGTAGATAACTTTGGACGAGTAATGCCTTGTTGTTATATAGGTACACATTTGAATGGTAAATATAACGATGTTGCATCTATGCAGTTGTTTAATCATATGAATCAATATGGATGGGATAACTTTAACTTAGATTTACATACACTAGAAGAAATTCTTAATGGAGGTCATTTAGATAGAGTGTTTGCAGATTCATGGAATAAAGACTCTGTAAAGAACGGTAAGTTAGCATACTGTGCTAATACATGTGGAAAAAAATCATCAATAGATAAAATCTTTTCCCATGAGTTAAATGACAAAGCAACAGCTATGGAGCAGTATAGAATAAACAATAGTGAATGCAAGTTCGATTAATATAGGATATTATAATGAATGAAAAAACTTTTTGCAGTTTACCCTTTACTGGGGTATTTTTAGGTAGTGATGGTGGTGTAAGACCTTGTTGTTCATTACGGGGAGAACTAGGTAATATTAATGAAAATTCGCTTGACGAAATTATTAACGGGGAAATAGCAACATCTATTCGGACATCCATTGTTAACAACGAATGGCATACTATGTGTAGTCAATGTCAAGAGTTAGAAAGTAGAGGAGCTAGGACAGAACGAGTAGGTACATTACATTTATATGATGAGTTGAATACTCTTACAGAAAAAGACTTTAAGCTAACAAAGCTAGATTTACGTTGGAGCAATACTTGTAACTTAACTTGTAATTATTGTTACGAGTATTTTAGTTCAAAATGGGCTGAAATTAAAGGAATCAAAGTTAATGCAAATAAAGATATAGCAGAGGAAAAGGTCTTTTCTTTCATTGAAGAAAACATGAAAAAAAATCCGGATGTTAAGTACAATGTTAACTTGTTGGGAGGAGAGCCATTATTACAGAAGCCTAACTCTAAACTCCTAGATACAATAAGTAGTAGATCCGATATATACATATTGACCAATTTAACCGTCCCTTTAGAAACAAATAAAATAGCATCTAAACTATTAGAGGGTGATAATGTCGCATGGGGTATAAGTTTTGAAACAATAGGTAAGCGTTTTGAACATGTTAGATATGGTGGAGATTGGGCTCAACTTGTAAAAAACCTACGATATTTGCGTGATAGTAAAGTTAGATCCATTGATTCCCATCCTTTGTATTGTGTATATAGTGCATTTAATTTAGTAGAATACATGGAGTTCATAGCAGAAGAAGGATATTTTAACAAACAATATTGGCAGGTATTGCAGAACACTGCTGGATTAGATGTGTATCAACTATCATACCCAATGAAAGTAAAGGCAATGAAAGAGTTAGAGATATGCTTTGATAGATTTGATAAACATTTTGACCTATCATTATTGAAATCGGTTCATACAGGACTAGAAGCTTCAATGGATATACAATATTATAATAGTGAAGCGGCATTTACTTGGCTATCAGATTTAGATAAATCTATACCCGGACAAAAACAAGCATTCATCGATTTATGGCCTGAAGTATATAGTGATATGCAACGCACCCGTACTTGGGAACTGAACAGTTCCGGTAAATATTTAGCGGACTCTAACAACCGCCCCACTTATAAACCAGACAACTGACATGGCAATATTAAACAGAAATAGATTTCCAATGACATTTACATGGGGAGGATGTACCTCCTTAGATAAAACTTATATTAATTGGATTGAGAATGGAAAAGATCATAGAATCTTTGGATATAAAGATTATAACGATACTGATTACTGGTATATTGAGATTATGCACGGGGACGTATTTTATTCATTCCCATTAGAAACACTTATCCCCGACGATGTATTGTATAATATACGACAAGGTAAAGTTGTTCTAATACTAAGCAACTTTTCTGAATCGTATCATAGCATCGTAGAAGATATATACATCCATACTGTTATTAACGGTAAGATTCCTCCGGAACAAATACTATTATATACTAACAGTCCGGATATCATACAAGAAATAAACTTTATAAGCAAACAGTTTAGTCAGAATCCCATTAAGGCACATTTGTTATTTGAGTTTGAAATGGGTGCGTCCAATACTATAGCATATTCTGATGACAAGTCAGAAGAAAGTAGATGTTACACTAGTAAAACATTAGAACTTGCTGACTATCCTAAAAAATATTTAAGTTACAATGGTATGCGAAGACCACAGCGTGTAAGTATAGTTGCTTTGTTAGCATCCATGGATCTATTAAAGCACGGCTATGTAAGTTATAATTCATATGTACGATCGGATGCAGACAACATTGATGCAAAAAGAAACTATGATGAAATGTTATTATGGCATATAGAAAATCCTAGATTTATTGATATCTTGCAAAATAATAAGGATATATTGTTAAGCTTAAACAGTTTATACTTAGATACTGAACCGGGTATCACTAGTGGGAAGGCAGGATATCACCAAATCACTAAACAGTTTTATGAAGAAACTTATTTTAGTGTTGTTACTGAAACGCTTTGTATGAAGAAGTTTAGTAATGACGGTAAAACAGGAATGGGTAGAATATTAAGTGAAAAGACCTTTAAGGCTATATTAAATCATCATCCTTTCTTGTTAGTGGCAGTTCCCAGAAGCTTACAGTTTTTAAAGAGCATGGGATATAAAACCTTTCACCCATATATAAACGAAGAATATGATAATGAAACTGACGATTCTACCCGTTTACTAATGATAGCTGATGAAACTAAACGTTTATGTGAGCTTTCTTCGGAACAACTGCAGGAGTTTTTATTGGCTACTAAAGAAATAGTCAACTACAATTTTCAAGTTTTAAAATCTAAAAAAGGACCGTGGTTGATACCATTGATTAACTAAGATGAGTGACACAAAATACACTGTATATTGGAAAAAAGATACTCGAAATTATTTATATATTAATAAGCCAAAATTATATGAAGAGGCTAATAGAGAACCATACAGTGCTTATATTATGTACTATATGGGCACCCCGTTTGAAGAATATGATACACAAGTATTAGACCATTTGCGTAAAGATCCAACTAGTATTATGATTATGATACATGACTGGTCTCCTTGCGGATCTCCTCCTACTAGCAATTTGTATTTGGAAAAGATTGAAGCTATTGTTAAGTTTACTAATTTATTACCTGAACAATATTATCTGATAACAATGGACACTATAGAAGCGGAAAGCATTAAACATGCATTAGTAGAAAGAGGTATACACATTAACTTTATAGGTAGAAACTCGTTACTAATAGATGAGACTATTGTATATGATAAACCCTTAAAGGCACCGGAAAAACTATTTAGTATATTCTGCCGAGCATCTAGAGAATGGAGATTTCACTTCTTTTGTGATATGATTAAGTATGGGTTGTTAGACAAAAGTATTTATAGTTATATGAAAGCGTCCCCTTACCCGGAAGACCCACACCCTACAGAAATATCAGAAATAAAAAAGATGATACCTTTAAAATATCGGCTCTTACCTAAAATTAGAAATGAAATAAATACATGGGTTGATAATATGCCATATACTTTAGTAGAAAACATTTATGATTATTATTCTCCAATTCTCTTTGATGCAATAAGCAATTCACATATACATATTGTTTTAGAGACAATGGTGATAGGACAAATACATCATGTTACTGAAAAGACCTGGAAAGCTATATCGGTAAAGAAACCATTTATAATATATGGTGTTTTGGGTAGTTTACAGTGGTTGCACACACGAGGCTACAAAACTTTTCACCCATATATAAATGAGGACTATGATTTAGAACAAGATCCAATCAGACGCAAAGACATGATTATACGTGAAATGACAAGGATTTCTAACTTGGCAGATGATGAGTTAGCACAATTAATAGAAAACTGTACTCCCACAATAGAGCATAATCATAAACTATTTCTTGAATCAAGAAACTTTAAGTGGCCAGAAGAATTTGCCAAGCTTGGTATCTTTAAATAATCAACCGTATTTCTTAACTTCTCTTACCGGGTCGTTAAGAACTTCAGCCATTCTGTTCTTTAAAATATATCTCTCATTCAATATATTACGAACATGGATAGCTCTACGCCCAACTTCCTCTAAACTATACTTGTGCTCTACAGTGTACTTTTTAAAATCATCTTCTAATTCCCAGACTCTGGCATGAACATCATATAGTTTATCTAAGTCTTCCCTAATCAGATTAAGATCCAAATCTTTTAGCTGATTGGAGTAAAAATCTAATTCTTCTTTGTTATCATTTAATTTTGCAAACTTAAGCTTGGCGATACAATATCTATCTACTAATTCAATAACTGGGAATTTATACATTTTTTATTTCTACCTTTGGAAAATACTTTAAAAACAAGTCTTGCGGCTCGTTTCTTACTACCTTAATACGATTACTAATCTCAGTAAAGAAGTTCCAAGCTAATGGCATAAACAATATTTTATCTTCTTTACTATATTCTTTTAACACATCTATAGATTTTATAGGTGAATTGTGTCCCGGACTGTATAGATTATGTTTGAGTGGACTATCATCTATAATCAAATCTAATGGTTCTTTGATATAGTTTAACAATGTGTTACCTTTAGCGGCTGCACCGTAACCCACTACCTTATAACCCTGATCCTTATATGTATTGATTACAGATTTTAATTCAAACATATTAGATTGAACTGTTTGCTCCCAATCTTTATATGTTTTTAAATCTAACAATTTGGATTCATTCTTAATAATGTTCTCTACGTTAAATGTACGTTTTTGTATTTTACTTAATACGAATATATAGCTATTCCCGTGTATCGGAGTTTTAATTACATCTATTAGATTTAAATTTGCTCTTTTAGCTAACTCATTCATACTATTAGCATTAAAGAAATTGATATGTTCGTGGTATATAGTATCAAACTCATTGTTTAAAACCATATCTGCTTGACTAGTTTGAATGAATAACATAGTATGGTCACTCATTAATTCTTTAACAGTTTGCAAAAATTCTATTGGATTTGGATTATGAGCAAACACATTCTGTGCAGTAATGGCATCAAAATTATAATGAATTTTCTCTATAATGTTTGGACCAAAGTAGTCACAAATAACATCATGTTTTGCTGAACTAGTTGGATGAATATTTTCTGCTGGATCAATGCCAAATGTATTTAAACTATAGGGTTTAAAACAATCTAGTTGCGTACCATCATTACATCCAATATCTAATACGTTACCAGTCTGCCGGTCCATGTTTTCTACTACATAACCTGCAAACCATTTACTATATTCTTTTAATGTTTTGCTGGTACCAGCAACGTACAAGTAATTGGAATAGATTATTTTAGGATCAACTGTATGAGTTAATTGCAAATGACAGCAATCTTTACACAGATTAACTCCTAATGGATATGTATCTTGTTTGTATGGTTTGTCTTTTAAATTATTAGCTAAAGGTTGATTACCTAAATCTAATGAAGGTATTAAATGTGTGCCACCACAGGCTAAGCACGTTGTATTTTCTATTAGGTTATTCATATGTTTTATATTGATTTCTGTTGCTAAAGGTCACTGTATCAATTTTGTTTACTAATTCAGTTACAATAGAGGTAGTAGTGTCATTGAACATAAAGTTATAATCTGTTTTAAACTTGTTTACGTCCATTAAAAAGTTGTAAGCATTTGGAACATCAGTAGTACGTTGTACATTAGAATGTAATACCTGACTGACATTAGATGATATGTTTTCAACGGTATCACAAAAACTAGCTAAATTGTAAATACCAAATTTGGGTGTCTCAATAATAGTTTTTATCGCCCTAGTTAAGTCTGTAATTCCCAATATTGGTCGTTGAATATCTACATTGTTTATAGTTAAACTGTTAGTTTCAACCGATCTTTTAGTCATTGAATTAATCATTAACTCCTCTCTGACATTTGGACTCCACCCGTTAACGGTACCAAAACGTAAACCTACAATATTATATCCTTCAGCTATAAACTTCTGTGCGTTTAAATCTAACGAGTACTTGGTTAAGTCGTAGTTATTAATCGGTTTGAATGTAATGTGAACATCTTCTGCTAGTGGAACATCAGTTATTCCATATACGCTTCCACTACTAGCATAAATCAATAATTGTGATTTATCTAGTTTGTTTACTAAGGTGTTGAAGTTATTTACATTGTTGTTCCAACTAGAGTTAACATCACCAATACACATTTTAACCGAGCTATGGCCGGCTAATAATACAATGGTATCAAACTTACTGAGATATTCTTTAGTAAGATTATTGTAATCGATAGTATAGCTATATTTAAAATCTTTACCATACCAGCAAAGATCCACACTTTCAATTGAGTAAGCTGAGTTTAATTCGTATATAAGTCTGGAACCAATATAACCATTCCCACCTATAATTAGAACAGATTTAGTCATCGATTATTTAGTAAAAACTTTGGGTATGTGAAACATTTTCATAAGTATAATAATGATTAGAGATGTATTTTATTACGGTAATAAACCCAACGCACACCCAAGAGAAAAACACGCAATTGATTTAGCCGATGCTAGAAGTCAATGCACTACTGAACATTTTTGGATAATCAACGAATATTGCGACTACACAAACTTTGATTGGGATTGGGATTTTGACTTTCTACCCGATGAAGATGTGTGGGCTGAAGAACACAACAACGTATGGCCCAGTAGCTATCAAAAAGATAGTGGTACTTGGTTATGTTCAGAACAAGACAGTCAAGTAATTATCTATCGTGCAGATGTGGATCCTGTATCATTAAAAGATATTATATCAGGTAATTGGAAAATCATTGAAGCAATAGACATGCCATCGTTTGATTTTAAATGGCACCCTGATCCAACTGAGGATCCCTACATATACGTATTTGGTAATCAATGGTATTCTGGTATGATAATGCCTACAGTAGAATATCATGTTCCCGGGGCAACAAATAGAAAATACCTAACAGATAAGATAGCGCAACTGTTGCCTATACCTGAACTGTTTGATACGATACATGAAACATTAGACTTTGATTATAGCTGGAGACCAGACCCAACTAGCCCACCATATACCTATGTGTTTGGTAATACTCAGTACCCAAGTAGTGTAATGCCAACTATAGAGTACACTGTTGAGGGCGCAACTGAACGCAAGTTCATCGAACAGATTACACCTAAGCTAAAACCTCAACAACATAAGTTTAATATATTAGAAATTATAGATAGAAACAAGTTTGACTTTAGTTGGGTACCAGATCCAACTAGCCCTCCTTATATCTATGTGTTTGGTAATACTCAATACCCGGGTACTATAATGCCAACAATAGAATATACTGTTGAAGGTGCAACAGAACGTAAGTATGTAGATAATATAGTTGCACATTTATTACCAATGCAATCAGTATTCAATACGATATATGAAACATTAGACTTTGATTATAGCTGGAGACCAGATCCAACTAGCCCACCATATATCTATGTGTTTGGTAATACTCAGTATCCCGGTAATATTATGCCGACCATTGAATATGTAGTAGAAGGTGCAACAGAACGCAAGTATATAGATGATATTGTTCCTAACTTAGCACATCAGCCACACAAGTTTAAACTACTAGAAGATATTGATACTACTAAGTTTGACTTTAGTTGGGTACCAGATCCAACTAGTCCTCCGTATATCTATGTATGGGGTAATCAATGGAATAAACCTGAGGATAAGATTAGTGTGCAGTATGTTGTTGAGGGTGCGACTGAATACAAGTATATGGAACAACGTGCTACCCGTAAAGCATGTACTGACAACTGGCAGACACCTGGTTATGTAATACAGAACAGCTTTGATTATAGTTGGGAACCTAATCCAAATGATAATCCATATATCTATCAATTTGGTACACAATGGCAAAAAACAGGCGGCCCTAAGTATATAGTAGAAGGCGCTACCGAAATCAAGTATGTAGATGTTATTAAAGCAAGTATTGTACCGTGGCAGTTTAAGAACTGGTTAATACCTAGAAATATAGAACAAACTAGTTTTGATTTTAGTTGGCATCCCGATGATACAGAACCAAACTATATCTATCAATTTGCTAGTCAATGGAGTAAATCGGGCGGCCCACGGTTCTCTATGCCAAACGCAACAGATGTTAAGTATATTGATTTTCCTATAGCAGTAGCTAAAACTGATATGACACACTGGTCTATACCTGCAGGATTAGATACTAGTGAGTTTGATTACAGTTGGCATCCTGATATTGAAGACGAACCCTACATCTATCAGTTTGGAACACAATGGCAAAAGACAGGCGGCCCTGTATTTACTGCACCATTATGCAATGAAACAACTCCTGTCAAGTATGTTGATATAACAAAAGCAAAAATGTTACCTAATGATAGTAACTGGGTAACACATGAAAACATAGTTGATTTTGATTATAGTTGGCACCCAGACTCTACTGAACAACCCTATATCTATCAATTTGGAACACAATGGCAAAAGACAGGTGGTCCGTCATATGTAGTTGGGGGTGCTACTGAAATCAAGTACGTAGATGTTATAACAGCAAATGTATCAGTTACAACTAAAAATTGGGTAACACATGAGGAAGTTATTGACTTTGATTACAGCTGGCATCCAGATAGTACTGAACAACCCTATATATATCAATGGGGCAATAAACATTATGGCAGTGATTTACAGCCCACAATAGAATATATTGTACCCGGTGCAACACAAATCAAACATATGTCGCAAGATGTTAACCTATCAGTAAGTGACAAATGGATTGAACATTATGATATTGACAAAACTAAATTTGACATGTCATGGAGACCTGATCCAACTAGTCCTCCGTATATCTATATATGGGGAAATAAACACATTGCTCCTGAACTTAAATCTACCGTTGAGTACCATGTTGAAGGGGCTACTGAGATTAAATACATGCCGGAGCGATTGGCAGTGTTGCCAGAGTTTGATAGATGGCATGAAATACAGCTAGTTGATAGAACTAAGTTTGATTTGACATGGAGACCTGACCCACGTGAGCCTGATTACATTTATGTATGGGGTAACAAGTGGATAGCAGGAGAATTAGAATCAAGTATAGAATATCATTGCCCCGGCGCAACTGAAAAGAAGTATATGGAAACTCTTGTTGATGTTTTACCTCAGCAAGAACGATGGAATATAGTACAAAAACCATCTGATTTTGATTATAGTTGGAGACCTGACCCACGTGAACCTGCATATATCTATGTGTGGGGGAATAAACATATTGCAGGTGAACTTAAACCAACTGTTGAGTATTATTGCCCTAACGCAACAGAGCGTAAGTATATGGGTGACATAGATGTTGCACCTGAAATGGATCGATGGAACATAGTACAAGACGTTACCGAATCATTTGATTTGACATGGAGACCTGACCCACGTGAACCTGCATATATCTATGTATGGGGTAACAAATATATATCAGGAGAATTGAAAGCAACAATTGAATATCATTGCCCTGATGCCACTGAACGTAAGTATATGGGTAATGCAGAAGTAATACCTGAATACACCAAGTGGAAGATAACACAAGACATTGATAAAACTAAGTTTGATTTGACATGGAGACCTGACCCACGTGAACCTGCATATATTTATGTGTGGGGGAATAAACATATTGACGCAGAGTTAAAACCTACAATAGAATATTATTGTGAAGGTGCTACTGAACGCAAGTATATGGGTAACGTTGATGCATTGCCTGAATTTGACAAATGGGTAGAAGTACAACCTGTTGATAAAACTAAGTTTGATTTGACATGGAGACCTGACCCACGTGAACCTGCATATATTTATGTGTGGGGGAATAAGTGGATCCCCGGTGAGTTAAGGTCAACTATTGAATATCATTGTTTAGGCGCCATTGAGAAGAAGTATATGGGTGAAGCAGAAGTAATGCCCATTAGTGAGAATTGGAAGATTAATCAATCAGTAGATAACTTTGACTTTACGTGGCGGCCGGACCCTAGAGAACCTGATTACATATACGTATGGGGTAACAAATGGATCTCAGGTGAACTTATGCCCACAGTAGAATACTACTGTTCTGGTGCTACTGAAAAGAAGTACATGGGTGAGGTAGATGTTGCTCCTGAATGGGATAAGTATCAAATTCTTATTCCAATAGACAAAACAAGTTTTGATTTTAGTTGGAGACCTGATCCACATGAACCTGCTTTCATTTATGTGTGGGGTAATCAATCTAATAGTGCAGAGAAAGAACCAACAATAGAATATCATTGTGAGGGTGCTATCGAGCGTAAGTATATTACTGACACATTTGTAAAAACATTGCCTGTAGTTGAAAATTGGAAAATATTAATACCCGTTGACAACTTTGATTTTAGTTGGAGACCTGATCCTCATAGCCCGCCATTCATATATGTATTTGGTAATCAATGGCACGATGCTACTACTGAACCTACTTTAGAATATCATGTAGATGGTGCTAAAGATAAAAAATTCGTTACTGATATAATTGCTAACGCAATACGCACACAAGAACATTGGAAAACATTAATACCAGTAGAGTCCTTTGACTACAGTTGGAGACCTAACCCACATTCAAACCCCTACATATATGTTTTTGGAAATCAATGGCATAATAGCATCAAAGAGCCTACAATAGAATATCACGTGCTCGGGGCAACAGATAAGAAGTACATAGACGATATACACGCAATCGTTAAATCAACTGCAACAGATCCAAATTGGAAACGTTTAATACCTATTGAAACCTTCGATTACAGTTGGAGACCTGACCCAGGTAGTCCGCCATTCATATACGTATTCGGTAACAAGTGGAATGACGCTACAACTGAACCATCAATTGAATATCATGTGCATGGTGCAACAGAGTACAAATATATTAATGATCCTGTTGCTACTCCTCAGGCTAACTTAGCTTTTTGGTCTATCAATAACAATGATGACTTAGAGACATTTGACTTCACATGGAGACCTAATCCACATAGCCCACCTCAAATATATCAATGGGCTGACAATGGTCCTCGATACACAATGCCTGATGCAACTGAAGTTGTGTTTATGGAACGTACAGTTGAAACACGCAAAACTGTAGTCAATCGTTATAAGATTAAAACCACACTTGAAGATTTGATATTAGAACATACAGAAGAAGTATTCTGGGCTATTAATCCTGATTTGAGTTATGACAAGTTTGACTTTAGTTGGAGACCAAACGAAGAAAACTTCAGACACATAAACGTATTTGGTAACGAATACAGTATGAACACACAAACATACTATGTTAATGGACCATTGTATATGATGGGGCATAAAGAGTTTAACTACGTAGAAGGACAAACTGTAGAGATTGACAGTAATTTGTCAATGTTTTATATTGATAGGGGTAATAGTGAGAGTAATGATAGATTTACATTACTCAAAACAAGATATCCACAAATTCAAAAGACACGATACTTAAATACTTGGGTAGATACAATCAATCGTTGTATCAACAAATCACAAACTAAATTATGTTGGATATTAAATAGCGAGTTAGATTATAGTGAGTTTGACTTTGACTTCTACCCTAGCCCATGGCAAGAGAAAATGGTTCATGTGTTTGGCACTCAGTGGAGTCATTGGGGAACTACATTTATGATTAACAAAGAAACATTTTCTGAAGATACAAAATATGTAAAAATTATTGAGCATTTAAATGTATTAAACTTTGTTAAGAGTAAGAGAACAGTTGCTAAAAACTGTTTATATGATATTATTCTTATTGACCACGGCAACAATCGTGCAACTGAGATTAATGGCATACCTGTAACTATAATCAAGTACGAGCGTAGCTATTTGAATACGTTTAAAAAACTACTTTCTATACTTCCACAAAAGAATGAGCATTACGTTTGGATAACAAGTAGTGTGTGTGATTATAGTAACTTTGATTTTAGTTATATATGTGACCCGTATGCTAAGGATCAACTACATGTATTCCCCAGTGACAGACAGAAGTTTGGTGACACATTTTTAGTTGATGTGAATAAGTTAAGAACATTGATTGATAGTATGGTTGTATTAGAAGATTATAATAAGATAAACTTCAATCAGCATTTGCGTACTAAACGGTTGGATCCTCCGTCAATCATAACCAATGATGATACTCATTGCACAAGTGTCGATACTGAGTTTAACTTCCCATATGCAATATTCACCACATATGATAATCAAAGTATTAAGGCAGTAGATACAGAGCCAATGAACTTATGGTCACCCAATACAAAAAATATCATTGTAACAAGTACAGGTGGAACACGTATCATTGTACCCAAAGAAGCAAAAGAGTATGTTAAGAAAGAGTTATATGATTATCCCTATATCTCTAAGATTAATAAACAGTTTGCATCCAAGCCACTGGATATAGTCTTTTTAAGTAACGGAGAAACTGGTGCTGATAAGAACTATGAATATTTACTGAGTGTGACTAAAGGATTGCCTAATCGTGTTGTACGTGTAGATGGGATCAATGGTCGTGTTGCTAGCTATCATGCAGCCGCAAATATAAGTGAAACACCCTGGATGTTTACTGTGTTTGCTAAGTTACGTGTTAATGATAAGTTTGATTGGTCATGGCAACCCGATAGATTGCAAGTAGCTAAACATTATATCTTCAATGCAACTAACCCTGTCAATGGATTGGTATACGGCCACCAAGCTATGATTGCATATAACAAAAAGATTACCTTAAATAATATTGGTAGAGGTTTAGACTTCACACTAGATGACGAGCATGAGGTCGTTGATATGAATAGTGGTGTAGCACTGTACAATACAGATGCATTTAGCACTTGGCGTACTAGTTTCCGTGAAGCTATTAAGTTACGTGCTGATAACAGTCAGGCAAGCAAAGATAGACTAGATGCATGGTTAAATATCGGTGAAGGTGATTATGCCCAATATAGTTGTGAAGGTGCTCAACATGCTGTAGAATACTACGAATCAGTCAATGGTGATTTAGATAAATTACGACTAAGTTATGATTGGCCTTGGTTGCAAGAGTATTTTAATGCTAAATACAATTGAAGTTATTGCTGTATGAAGCAAAGAGAAAAGGGTTCTGGACGCGGGTGCGAATCCCGCCAGGTCCACCATAAAGGAATATAATGGAAAATTTCAGCAAGTGGATAGTAATATTTGTTATTATGCTTTTCATTTTACATGAAATGACAAGTTAGTTTCTTTATGATGGGCCTGATATAGATTCGACAGGGCAACAAGTAAATTAGTGGACAGCTCGGCAAAGCAGAAGCCGTTAGGATTGGGGTTACCCGATCGTAGAAGCAAAAAAAGTAACCGCAAACGACTCACAGTTTAGCATTGCAGCCTGATTAAGGCAGCTAGGGTAAGACATACCTCGTAACAGAAACTCAAAATTGGCTCTTCGGAGCCTTTTTTACGGCTAAACATGTGATCCTAATCACACCTACGTAAAATATTAGTATTGACAGAGGTAGTAGAAACGCTATATACTTATTGAGTTATTTTTATATAAAAAGGAAAATTATGACAACTACAATTACAATCAAAGACAAACCGGTAAACGCTACTTACCAAAACATTACAGGCCTAACAGGTGGTGGTGGTGTAGATGCCGCATTTGATGTTACAAAAACTAACGGAGTTTATTCCGTTGTATTAGACAGTCTTGCCGCTAGCGCAGGTCGCGGTTACTTAGCCGGTGACACTATCACTCTTGCTGGTACAGCATTGGGTGGCACAATTGCTAACAACTTAATCGTTACAGTAGCTACAGTTGGTACATTAGGTAAGATTGCTACGTTTGGCGTAGTAGGTACAGGTCGCATTGGCGACGGTACAGTTGACGTTCAAGTTGATATTACTGGTACAACAGGTATTGACACTTATGTTGCAGGCGGTGCAAGCACAGAGTTTACTACAACTAAAACAGTTGACAATGTAAAGTTAGCTAGCACATTAGTATCTAATATGGAATTCAATCTTGCTAACCACGAACGTATTGTCTTTACAGACAAAGCTATTGCATATGATGCCGCAGGTCGTGCAGGTGATGTTTATGCATTACTAGCAGCCGCATTAGGTACAGCAGATGTAACTAAAGCTTACACAGGTATTGGTATACATCTTGCTGACGCAGGTTGGACTAACAAAGAATTAGCAACAGCATTATTAGCTACTGACACCTACAAAGCTGATGCCGGTGGTGTTAGTGATGAGACATTCATCAAGCACGTTTACAAAAATGTATACGGTACAAATGCTAGTTTAGCAGATGTAACAGCATTGACAACTTGGATGACTACTAACAAATACAGTCAAGCTGATGTATTAGTAGCCGCAAGTGAGTTAGCCGCATTTGAAACGACTATTGGTTTAGTTGGACTAGCAACAACTGGTATTGAATACACTCCATTCGTAGCTTAATCACTATTTGTTGATTTAAATCAAAGGGCTCTACGGAGCCTTTTATAATGGGTTTAAAAATAGCTGATAAATATTTTTATGATAAAGTCTTTGTCCTGGCATACTATAGAGTTTATTTGGCAAACTCATCTATGGCCTGATCGTGTCTCTAAAATTGAACCAAACAGTGCAATGTCATATAAATCAGGTTATGATATGTACAATATGAATACTATACCATCATTTTTTGGATACTACATTAATGATGACTTAGTTGGAGTAAATAGCGGACATAGTTGTTCAGATAACATGTACCGTTCTCGTGGCTTGTGGGTTGACCCTAACCATCGAGGTAAAGGTATAGGTAAACAGCTTTTAGTTGAGACAATAAATCAAGCTAACCGTGAAGATGCTAGAATGATATGGAGTTTTCCTAAACGTACTAGTTGGAAAACATATAACTCAGTTGGATTTGAGTTAACAAGTGATTGGCAAAGCTCAGAAACTAGTAATGAAAATGCTTATTGCATATTGGAATTAAAATGATTACGTTACAAAAAGACCGTACAATATTAGATTTTGTACAAGTTTATAAACAGGCAATGTCCACTAAACAATGTCAATCCGTGCTTAACAAAGTAGATAGTATGGAATGGCATACCCACGCATGGTCTAGTTATAATAAAGTAGCTACTAGTGGAAGTCCAGAAACAGAGTTTACTAGGGCCGAAGTCTCAAATGGCACAACTAGGTTATTATTATCAGGATGTGTAAACCAGTGTGTAACACAATATACACGTTATATTGAGAATATCTTTTCTATCAGAATCGGGTTCAACGGAATGACTATCCCATCGATGAACCGATATTGTACGGGTCAGAAAATGTTACCTCATGTAGACCACATTACAAGCATTTTTGATGGACAGTTAAAGGGTATCCCCACATTGTCTGTAGTAGGATTGTTAAATAACGATTTTACAGATGGCCAGTTTATGTTTTGGGAAGACCATAATATGAAACTAGAAGTAGGAGATATTATGATATTTCCTAGTAATTTTATGTATAAACATCATGTTGAGCCGGTTACACAGGGCACACGCTATTCTTTTGTATCATGGACTTATTAAAGATGATAAATACTAAATATCATTAACTGGAACGACCCTATGAAATACCTATTAGATTTTAAAAATAACACCTCTGACGCAGATATTCAGCAATATTGCACAGACCATAATATAACTGTTATTAAACAGTTTAACAAATTGGGTTTGGTATATGAAGTATCAGCAGATGTTGAGCCACCGATAACAGCTATCATTGAATATGTTATTAATGATGAACATGCTCCTATCTCTTTGTTAAGCCGTGACACCGTTAGCTTTGATTCCGCAACAGATACTAACTGGTGGAAAATGGCTACGTTAGATTTGCATGACTACGATACACCAGTAGTTACACATAGAGTAAACACAAAAAACATGAATGTTTATATAGTTGATAGTGGAATTACTGCATCACATCCTGAGTTTGTGGGTGTGCCGGTAGAAAACATTTATAGTTATGATGGTACATTTGATGATATTAATGGTCACGGAACTGCTATTGCCAGTATTATTTCAGGGAACACTTGTTCAGTAAGTAATGCTGATTTAAAAATCGTAAAGATATTTGGTGCTACACCTACATTACAGAGTCATCTATTGGCAGCGTTTGATGCTATCATTACACATGCCGCAACAACTCCGTTCCCATCAATTGTTAATTTAAGTTGGATTATTGATAAGAATCAATTTATTGAATCTAAGATTCAAAAACTTATTGACAACAATATTGCAGTAGTTTGTTCTGCTGGTAATTCAGGTACACCTATTCCAGATGTAACACCAGCATCTATGTTTGATGTTATTACAGTTGGTGCATATGGACAAGATTTTGAGCCATGTGATTTCTCTAACTATACAGGTAGTGGTATTACTAATACTAGTAGTGCGGTTAATCATGGTGCTATAGACATGTGGTCTCCTGGCATTGATATTTTAGCAGCCAACATTGATGGTTCATATCATATTGTATCTGGTACTAGTATTGCAACAGCGATACATAGTGCAACATTAGCATTTGTATTTGGTATAGAGTTTAGTGGTGATAACCCTGAGTTTGTATTAGCTACTAATAGAATTCAAAACTTAATATCTATACCCATAAACCAAAAAGGTGCAGGATCATATAGAAAAAATGTATTGACATTAGAAGGTGTCTATGCTGAATCTGTAAATAGAATGTCAACTATTCTATCTAAGCCGGAAGTTACTAACCGTTATGCATTTGACTTAACAACAAGTAAGATTGTAAATGAACCTATCTGTGAGTTCTTATTCTTACAGCTATATGTAACAAACTGTACAGTAGACAAAGCATTACCTACTGGATTGCAAATTATTGATGGACATTTGACTGGTACAGTTGATCCTGCATATTTAGAAGGTGCATCGTACAAATCCTTTAAGGCACAATGTGAGTTACAAACTGTAACAGGTGATACTACTTCATTAGAAATAAATCTATTATTAAAGATTAGTGAAGAAATCGATTTGGATCCAGTGGATGATCCTGAAATAATTGTATTCTTGCAATCAGGTCCAGGATGTCCAAATACTTTTGTTTGTCCTGAAAATCCATGTACAGGTCCAGTTTATAAACTGACACAATGTAATGACCCTTCAATTAGCGGGCAATGTAACTGTTTTTAAACATTTAAAAATGAGCTTTGTTGATAAACTTAAAGAAAAACTCTCTGACGCAATTCATACATTGGATATAGCAGATGATAATGTTATCAAACATCGACTAGCTACTTGCACCTCGTGCGAGTATTTTACACAGTTACGAAGATGCAAACAATGTGGTTGTTTTATGGACGCTAAGACTAAATTAGTAATAGCAAAATGTCCAGTTAACAAATGGTAAATGGATTGGATAAAAAAACTACCTTCAGAAGGTAAACAACGTTTCGTATCATACGAAAACTTGTTATTTACCGATCGTAAACCTATACATGTAGCAATTGATGCAGTAAAACATATAGCCAAACATTATCCAGCACCTTATACCTTATTTGCTTCAGGTGGTGTAGATAGCCAAGCATGTATCTATTCTTGGCTACAATCAGGTATTGATTTTGAAGTTGTATTTGTTAAGTACGAAAATGACTTCAATATGCATGATTTTGTTGAGTTAGAATTAATGCAACAACAGTATGGCTTTAAAATAAAAATATTAGAGTTCAATGTCATAGATTTTTTAACTACTAAACTAAAAGATTACGTTACAAAATATAGAACGATATCACCTATGTTATGTACACATTTTGCTATAAGTGAAATGATAACAGAAGGTACAGTAGTTTTTAGCGGTAATTATTGTCCTTCATATCCTACATATGTAGACTATCCTACCGAATCTTGGATGAATTATTTAGAGGTTACTAAACGTAAAATGATTCCTTGTTTCTTTTTATCAGACCCTGAGTTAGCAACAGCCTTTTATAAAATACATAACAATGAATACTCAAACATTGAAGAACGTTTTACAGATCAATCTCGCAATATAAATGGACAGGCTAACTGGGAATACACCGTAAAATGTGCGATATATAAACAAGCAGGATTTCCTATTATTGCTCAGTCATATAAAGCTACAGGATTTGAAAAAATAAAAGATTATTGTGATGTACATTTTCCTATAAATCCAAAAGAACGATTACTATATGGTACTATACCCGGTAGTAAAAGATCGTTCGAAATAAAGTTTAGATACCCTTGGATTAAAACAGTACCGGAAGCGTTAGTCCCTATTAAAATAATTAATCATAGACTTACACCTAGATAAATATTTTATGAATAAAATTCCCGCATTCACCATCCCGTTCTATGAGTTTATGTGTGATGAACATTTGATAACTGAAATATTAGATATAGCAAAATCATCAGAATACACACCAAATGCATCTAATAAAACTAGCCAATATCGATTAAGATATAAACCATTGATACAATGGATTAATCAATGCTTAGATGAAGTAAAAAATGATTTACACGATGAGTCATCAAAATTTGAACTTAAAGTAACCGACTGCTGGCTTAATAAATCTAGTTACACTGAAAAGCATCATACCCATTCACACGCTAACTCTTTATACAGCGGTGTGCTTTATTTGACTACGCATGATAAAAAATCTACTACCAAATTCCTTTTTCCTAATCCATTTCATAATTTAGAGTTTACTAACTTATTTACAATGGGAGCACCCATAATTACTAGTAAAAAAACATTAGTATCGGAGATAACCCCAGTTGCAGGCAAGATGATAATTTTCCCCTCTCATATTCAGCATGAAACAACTACGCATATTACCAGAGACAGTAGATATACAGTAGCATTTAATTCGTTCGTTTCGGGAGTAATAGGGGTAGATGACAATCTTACTAGATTGCATATTACTACACATTATGATGAATAATGTCCATAAAGCGTATGTTATTACGCAAACAACTATTTTATATGGGTAATAAAAATCACTATAAATATTAGTCTAGCCTGAGGAATCAGGTTTATTTTTAAAGGAAAATCTTATGAAGAAAATCGCAATAGCGACATTATTGGCAGCAACAACATTAGTTGCAACAGCACAAGTTAATCTAAATGGTAAAATCAGCGAGTTCGTTGACAATACTAAAACTGGTGCTATTAGCAAAACAACTCTAGCTACTGATCCAACAAGTAACATCACTATTTCAGTAAATGAAAACATTGGTGGTATGAAGGCTCGTATAGTATTAGATACAAGTTTAAAAGCCAATGATCCTATCACTGGTGCAGATACTAAACTTGGTGATCGTCAATCTACAATTGGTTTATCAAACAAGATGGGTAGCATCGATTTAGGTCGCAATCTACACAGTCACTTTTTAGCAATTACTAACAATGACGCTTTTGGTACATTGTATGGTAGTGTAGCTGGTGACGTTCATAACTTGCGTGGTCTACGTATCAGCAATGGTACATTCTTTGCATTGACACCAATCAAAGGTGTAACTGCAACTTATGACCGCACACAAAATGGTGTAGGTACAGAAGCAAGTAGCTATAGTGCAAGTGCAAAATTGTTTGGCATTAACGCAACAGTTGCACAATATACTCAAGGTATTGAGCAAAGCACAGTATATGCTGGTACTGCAAAGTTAGGCAATACACAAGTATTTTACTCACATAGTGATGACAAAGGTGCCGTAGCACGTACTGGTGATTTATTTGGCGCAAGTCAACAATTTGGCCGAGTAACTGCAAAAGCAAGCTATGGTAAAACAAATACTGATGTAAAAGCTTATGCAATGGGTGCCGATTATCACTTCAGTAAGCGTACTGCATTAGGTGTCAACTATCGTAATGTTGATGCTACTGGTACAGCAAATGACGTAAAACAAGTTGGGGTTGGTGTAACACATCGCTTCTAATCTCCATTGAGATTGTATAAAAAGGCTCTTTTTGAGCCTTTTTTGTTTTCTGCTAAATACAATAAAGGTAAATTATTATGGCAGATATGACATTTTCGGGCGTAACATTTGATGGCGGATTCGCAATAACACTACCTCCTACTGTGCCGGGAGCTCCGACTATTGGTACTGCAACAACTACAGGTACTACAACAGCAACAGTAACATTTACTGCTCCAGTTAATAATGGCGGTGCTACTATTACAAGTTATACAGCAACGAGTAGCCCAGGTGGAGTTACTGGTACATTAAGTCAGGCAGGTAGTGGTACTATTAATGTTACTGGATTGACAGCAAGTACAAGTTACACATTTACTGTAACTGCTACTAATAGCGTAGGTACTAGTTCACCTAGCGCATCAAGTAATAGTATTACTACTGATTCGGGCATACCAATTAATAAAGCTATCTTTGGATACGGAGACACTGGTAGTGTTACAGCAATAACCAACCTAGTATCAACTACAGGTGTGGTTGCTACTGATACTACTGGTGTCGGTACTGCTAGATATGGATTAGCAGCCGCAGGTTATGGTACAGATAAAGCTATATTTGGATATGGATACACCACAAGCCATGTATCAATGACCAACCTAGTAAGTAATACCGGTGTTGTCGGTAATGATGTTACCGGTGTTGGTACTGGAAGGCGAGGAATAGCTGCCGCAGGTTATGGAACTGATAAGGCTATATTTGGATATGGTCAAAATAGTTCTTTTGTGCTGGTATCAATGACCAACCTGGTAACAAACACAGGTGTAGTTGGTAATGATGTTACCGGTGTCGGCACTGCTAGAATTTATCCTAGCGCCGCACGTTATGGTACAGATAAAGCTCTTTTTGGATATGGTGCCGATGCATCGGCCGGCGTGAGCTATTCAATGACTAACCTAGTATCAAATACAGGTGTTGTTGGTAATGATGTTACAGGTGTGGGTACTGCTAGATATGCCCCCGCAGCCGCTGGATATGGCACAGATAAGGCTATATTTGGATATGGATTTATTCTTAGTACATCTACCGCGGTATCACTAACCAACCTGGTAACAAACACAGGTGTAGTTGGTAATGATGTTACCGGTGTTGGCACAGCTAGATATCTACTAGCAGCCGCAACTTATGGAAATGATAAAGCTATATTTGGATATGGCCTTGACGCATCAATATACTCATTAACCAACTTAGTATCAAACACAGGCGTTGTTAGTAACAATGTTACAGGTGTTGGCACAGCTAGATATGCACTAGCAGCCGCTAGTTACGGGTCTTAATCTTATAAACACAAATCAAAAAATAATATGGCATTGACTTTTTCAGATGTATCATTTAGCGGAGGCTTTCAGGTAGATGCACCTTATCCTCCCGGTGCACCTACAATAGGTATTGCAACTGCTACAGGTGAAACGACAGCAACAGTTACATTTACTGCTCCTAGTTATGGAGGCACAAGTACAATAACAACATATACAGCAACAAGTATTCCAGATGGTATTACTGGTACATTAAATCAATCAGGATCTGGTACTATTAATGTTTCTGGATTAAATCTAGGCATTACCTATACATTTATTGTTACTGCTACTAATAGCAATGGCACAAGTAGTCCAAGTGCCGCAAGTAATGCAATTACACCCGCACCTCCACCAACAGGTCAAATAGAATATACTGATCCCGGTACATATTCATGGACACCACCACTAGGTGTTACTAGCGTATGTGTAGTTTGTGTAGGTGGTGGTGGCGGTGCAAGAAATAGTAATTTCGTGTATTCAAATGATACAGGTGGTGCTGGCGGTGGTGGCCTAGGCTGGAAAAACAATATTGCAGTAACGCAAGGATCTACCTACACTGTAGTAGTTGGCGCTGGCGGCATTTCCGGTGGCGATATCGGAGGTCAAAGTTATTTTAGTTCTAGCAGCCTGGTTGCAGGTAATGGCGGTGGCACTGGTTTAATTAATGGTCAAGGTAATGCAACTGGCGGTACCTACGTAGGTGACGGTGGTGGTAACGGTGGTACCGGCGGAAATGGAGGCTCTTATCCCGGTGGTGCCGGTGGTGCTGGTGGTTATTCTGGCACAGGTGGTGCCGGAGCAGATGGATACGATATTAATG